TTCTTCCGGAGCGCCGCCAAAGACTCATCCCCCAGTGGTATATTCGCAGTCTGCTGGGTATTTTCTTGGGCGGCACAACGTTGGCAGTTGAGTCCTTCGATGAGGTTCAACTCCTGACCGCAGGTCACACAAGGATAGAGCTGCGGCATGGCTATGGTTTCTTCTTCAGGGCCTCTTCCATCTCGCCAGCCTTCTCCCAGAGCATATGAACTATGGCTTCCCAAAAATCCCGACCCTCGGCGGAGGTAGCGAAGGAAAAATTGGCGTTGATATGTTTGGCTGCCGCCAGGAGCGCGATGGAGGCTTTCTTGAGATCGTTCTTTTCTTCCTGATTCCTGGGCCGTAGAAGAATTCGACGTTCTTGCCCCTTATAAGACCCCGCCTTGACCAGGCGTTCTCGGCTGAGAAAGACGTGATCCCCTTCGCGCTTTTGCAGCTCAAAGGGCAGCGCAGCTTCAGCGCAGGCCTCGCAGGCATAGCCCGGCTGTGCGACCAAGGCCCCGCACTCATACAGGCAGGAATAGGCTTTTGCAGGCCCCTGCTCATGGGCGAAGGCGGAATCCACCAACTGCACGGCCGCCGACTCAGTTGACATCTTGACCCTCCTAAAAAATGATGACCACTCAAAGACGCGGCTGGGAGGACTCCTAGTCCCTCCATCTTGCTACTGGTCCTCCCACAAGAGCCAGCTCATCTCGGATTCGGCTGGAGCGCAACTCCAAGCCGACTTCGGTCTCTGGGATAGGGGTCGAAAACGCTTCGCAGGGGCTAACTGAAGTTGGTTTCCGGTAGGCCATGAGGCCTAAAGGGGAACCTTTCCGACTCAGCCGCGTTGGTGAGAATGTACAGATACATAGACAACATGTCAAACGTCAGTTTGCAAAATTTCTGGATCAGGTAAGATGGTGATCCATATGTATATGCGAGAAGCCTTGAAGATCTTCAATGGGCGCCCCGGGGTCATCAAGGCATTAGAAGGGGCGCGACATCGCTCGGCAGTCTATCAATGGGATGAAGACAGGCTGGTTCCTCTGGGGGCCGCCTTGATCCTCGCGAGGAAGGCCGGCAAGGAGCTGAACATGGACCATTACGAACGCCAGGAACGCAAGCGGCTGCGACAGCTGGAACGCGCTCGGGCGATCCGGCACGGCAAGCATTAGCGAGCCTTGGGACGGCCCAAACGCTTTCGGGCAGCGGGGGAAACGGAGAAACCCCCAGTCCCGGTGAAAAGCAAGATAGAGATCCTGGGAGAGCTGTCGAAGGACAAGAAGCGGGAGCTGCTGTTCCGGGCTCGCAGCCTTCTGGTGGTAGGGCTGTGGACCATCCCGCCCAGGAAGCTCATCAGAAAGCTCGTGGCCGAGATCGATGCCGAGATCGAACGGGAGGCCCTCGTGGGAGCCGAGAAAGAGGAGAAGGCGCCCTCTTGCGCCGGGTAAAGTCTGCGGTAGACTGACATCGGACAAGTACCCGGACCGTCCGTCTGGCGGGGGTAGCCCCCGCAACCACCATATCCCACGGCCTTCCTGGCCGTGGGATATCTCCGGCTTTACTTGACCTTCTTCCAGGCCTCGATCGCCTTGCCGGCCTCTTCCGGGCTCTTCCCACCGTACTTCTCCACCATCTTCATCACCCGGCCCCAGGTCGGGCCCCAGGTCGGTTCGCCCAGCCGCGTGCGCGCTTCCATCTGGCGGTACTTACGTCCTCGTAGGAAGCCATAGGCCAGGAGAGTGGCCCGCGCCTCATCCCGGACATCACGGATGCGGTGGAAGTAGAGCGCTTCGCGCTTTTCATGATCGTACTTCCAGGCCGCTCGCCTGGCCCGGGCCGCTGCCTTATCAAGGTGATACTGGACCAACTCCTCGGATGGACATCCCTGTTTTGGCGGCCTTGGTAACGGAGGGGGCAGGAGCTTCCGCTCCTCCTTGCGGATGATCCGCGCCTCGGCCATGAGCGATTTCAACTTGACCTTCAAAAACAGACATTTATTCATGACAACCTCTTGAGTAGGAACGAAAGGAAACAACACGATCCGCTTCAGGGTTGTCAGGAGGGTCTCTAGCATGGAATTCACCTCATTTCCCTGATCTCCTTCGTCATCAACACCGTGGTCACCTGTCCAGTATAACCCTGAGCCTGAACGCGAGTCGCGCAGGCATCGGTCCAAAAACCGGAACGGGATTCCCTCGACGGGAATAAAAGCTTTCCACATAACGCACTTTTGAGGCTTGCCTCTATTCTGTTTGCTGCATCGCTCGCATCGGCTCCAAGTTGACGGACCCGCAGCACCACCACGGCCTCGAATTCGGAGAGCCCGGTGGGATTCGAACCCACGTCTTTGGACTTGAAGTTCCTCTGCTCTGCCTTTGAGCTACGGGCCCGTTTCATACGTCACCTGCCTTGCCCAGTGCGCTTCTCAGGTCACTCGCTATGTCGTCTTGTTCCTGCCTTGGCAGTTCATCCCAGTCCGCGATCGGCACTGTCTGCCAGCGCTCTTGATCGGACTGACGGCACTGCAGCACGTACTTTCGATCCGTGCCGCTGTAGACACCGTGCGGATGGTTTTCACGCGCCTGGCAAACGAGTCTGAAATTCATAGCGCTGACTCGCTCTCGGATGAGCATTTCTGCAGTTCGGCGTGGATCAGGTCAGCCTCGTCCAGAAATGCCCGCGCCTTCGCCAACTCCAAGGTGAACTTCTTAAAGGAATCCTTGGCTGCCTCTTCCGAGGCACGTTGCGCGCCATAGAGAGACTGACGACAACGGTCAAACAGCTCCTTGCGGATGCCTTCGGCTTTGATGGCTGCGATCAGTGGCAAATCAGCCATACTCATCTCTCCCGTTCTCTGATCCGCTATCGAGCCACCAGCCACTTTTGTCCGGATCGTTCAATAGCTCGTTGGCGTAGGCGACGGACTCGGGTGTAGCGAGTGTCAGCGCGTATGTCTGCGGAATCGGTTGTGTGACGTTCACCTTCACGACATCGCCGAGCTTTGCGAGGATCATTCGTCACCTCTGGCTTTCTGTTGTGGTGGTGCAGTCGTTTCCACAGATCGCATGATCTGCGCGAGCCCGCGTTCATGAATCTTGCGAACGATCTCATCCACGGAGTCCCGTTTCCAGTCAATGAACGGCTGTACGCTGTTGTCCTGCATCTCCCCGTCATCGAGATACAGGCGGTGGCTGCTGTAGCAGAAGGCCAGGAGCCTACGTAGCTTCGTCGCGTCTTCCTCGCCGGACGTCTCGCCTTGTCGTACATCTGACAGCGCTTCTCGGGCGATCGCCCGTATATCGTCGAAGTCCTCCTTGTAACTTCGGAACGACGAGCAACGAAACCCCCGGATGCGGTCCAGGGCTGATCGCAGCGCCCGAACCTCTTCCCAGACGTTGCCACGACTACCGATAGAGAGCCGTTCCAAGTCAGCACGCAGCCGTTCATTTTCACGCTGCAACAGATCGAGCGGTGTAGGGCCTTGCGCGTTTGGGTCGCGCCCGGTGTTCTGATTTGAGGTCACTGTGCATCGCTCCTGTTTAGAAGCTCTGTGCGAATCTCCATCCAGAGCTTGCCCAACTCGTTCCTTCCGTCCCGATTCGGACCCCAACCCCAGAAGGCGTCGCGCCAGGAGTTCTCAACCAACTCGCGCCCGGCCGACTGGAGAAGCTTTCGCTTCACATACTCGTGCTGTTCGACCTTCGCGAGCAGAATCTCTTTCATCGTCGGGACCTTGATCAGATCCCAGTCGGAACGCTGCTTATGCTTCTCGGCTTGGGCGAATTGGAACGCCGCGTGAGCGGAGGGTGCGCGCTGCACGCAATCCTGCAGCAGCAGCCCGCGCCCCTCCGGCAGATCAAAGCGAGCCCAGTGATAGGCATGCTCCGAGGTAAAAAACGCGTACCCGCGCCAATGGATACAGAACGCCGAGAAGTTCGACAGGTAGTAATGGTCTTGCTCGTAAAAGAACACCCGACTGTCAGTGTCGAGAGTGAGGCGGTTTTCCTTGGTCACGTCGCATCTCCAATCTTGGTTGCAAGCCAGACCCGTGCCTCGTGCGACTGCGCGTCTGTCGAACCGTAGTGATCGAGGTAGTACTGCATGAGCCCTTGGCCGTTGAAGATGTGATTGCGCAGGCGTTCGATCTCTAGGGCCTGTTGCCTCACAGTCTCGTCGTACAGCTTCTGCGCGCCGCAGGTGGTGCAGACGAATGGCTGGACAAACTGATTCTTGCAGTCTGGACAGCGGTGCAGATTCTCGGTCGGGTGAGTGTCTGTCATGGCAACACCTTGTTGAGCCAATCACGGAGGCCGCGAGCCTCCTCGATCGTCAGAGTCATCTCGTCGCCCAACGAATAGAGATCGACCATCGGCCGGTCTGGGTGTTGGCGATCGATTCTTGCAATCAAGTCGGCCACTTCGAGGCTCTCCTCCGATGACAGCGTTTCAGACACGGCCAGACAGCCTCTCTTTGAGCAGATAACCCTCCAGCGCCCAGATCTTGCCAAGCTCTTCGTCTTTGCCGAGTCGAGCGATTCCAACCCCCGCTTTGTAGATATCCGCGACATTGTCGTAGCGCTTCGGCGGTTCATCCATGTCCAGCACTGGGCCGTGAGGTAACTTCACCGAAGCACCGCAGGCCTCGCACGTGGGTACTGGAGGATGGATGCCGCCCCAGGCTCGTGGCGTGGTTACACGGCCACCGCAACGGCCGCAGGTTCCATGAACGTTGTAGATCATTTCTGCTCTCCAGAGGCTTTCTGTTGTGGCATTTCGCACTTCACGCAGTAGCCGTCTGTGTGCCAGTAGTGGTCACAGGCTTTCTCAGGTGCGCTCACTTCGTCAGACGGATAGAGTCCCATGTGTCCCTCTATGTCGAACGAGCGTGGCGGCACGCGTGGTTGTGCAGTCGTTTCCACAGCGCTTCCCTTCCTCTCTGCTGTGCGTGCCATGCATTCGACACACCAAGCTCGAACGTCTGTCAGATGCTCATCGCAATACGGGCCATCCTTGTCGAGCGCAATGTCGGGCTCTTGCGTTTCTTCATTAGGTGACCGTGCCGCGAGCGCTGCCCGGAACTGCTCGAAACGCCTATCCCTGCTCGCTTGCGGAATGTAGGTTGTTGCCACGATGGAGCGAGCTTCCGCAAGTTCATCGCATTTTGGGCACTCTCCGGGAGGGTGCGGCCCGTGCTTTAAGCAGTGATTTGAGGAGTAGCAGCGCCCAGTGTCGACACCCATGCGGAATGTTTCTCGGATCAGGTCCGCTAGGTCACTTTTGATGGGATGGCGAAAATTGTGCCGCTCCATCAGCGCGCGAATCGTGTCAGTGGCCAACTCGACTGGGGGCGCCGTCGTTTCCACCGATAAGCATTGAAGCCTCTCGATCCATTGGTCCACGAAAGCCGCCACCCCTTCGTTCGCGTTAGTCCGTGCGGCCTGGGCTGCAACCCTCATATCCGCGATGAGTCTTTGCACGCTATCATTCGCGTGAGGCGAAGGCGTCTCGTCAGAGACTCGGGCGAATCCCGCCCCTGTTGCGAACAGCGCTTCATTCGCGTTCTGGTATGCGTAGTCATTGTCGCGTTGAGTGTCTTCGTGACTTTTACGCCGCAATTGGAGTCTATCCCGGATGGCGACAAGCGCGTCGCGATAGACCTGCTCATTTGAGGTCACTGTGCATCACCAGCAATGCGAGCGCCTCGGCCTGATCCGGGGGCAGGTTGTTGAAATGCTCATTCTCGGACGGAGCTTCTTTGCTCATACCCACCTCGTTGGCTTGAGTGCCTTCGGCAAATAGAGCGGATGGCCGGGGCTGCCGTCTTTGTTGATGCGCAGGTAATGCACCGGACCACGATTCTCCAACAGCCCTCGCACGTGCTTTGCGCGATCTTTGGTAGGTCCAGGCGTGCCCCAGGCGCAGACGATCAGATTGCAGTCTTCAGCCAGCCGCTCGATGTGGTTGTCGTTCTCAGGGCCGACAGGGTCATCGACGAGCCAGAGCGTGTTGGGCAAGGTCGCCCGGTAGGCGTATAGATTGACCACATGCAGGAAATCGCGACCCCACGCCTTGCTGAAGCCAATGCAGCGCCTGATCGTCGGGTCATTCTCGGTCGCGTCTGCCGTGCTCGGATTGAGCATGACCCATAGAACGCTGCCGCCATGGTAGGCCGGATCATCGAAGTCTTGATCGATCTCGCGTGTCAGCGCGTATCGGTACAAGCCACAGTCGCTGATGACAGCCGAGGAGCGCAGATCCGATGTCAGATCAGCCACTGGGCGTCTCCTGCTCACCTGTCACAAAGACGCGCCGCGTTACGGCTTGGACGATCACGGCATGCAGGACTTGCTTGGCGCTGACCTCCGCGCGATCCCACATTCCACGATAGTGACCATCAATGTACTGGATCACTTCCGAGGCGATGTCTTCGCCTAACCTCTGGATGGTCTCATTCATCGTCGTTTGGCCTTTCTGGTCGGTGTCCGAAACTGCGCGAAGTCATATCCCGAGCCATCCTCGTATTCTGGGACCCACAGCAACCTACCGAGGCGCGCAGCCGCCTCTTCGTGTGCCGGAGTGTTTTGACAGCACGAGCAACCCTCGCTGGCCATGTAATCGGCGACGGCGCGGCGGATCTTGGACAGCAACCGGCTTCCCTGCTCTGCAGAGAGAGCTTCTTTGCTCATTGGAGGGTTTCCTTGCAGGGCATGCGCAGCGAACGCGGATCATCGGGACGGCCGGCAGTCGTGACAGCGACGCTCATCCCGCACTTCGAACACGCGACGACGAAGTAGCCACAGCGTTTGGCGGGATAGGGGAGTTGGGCGCAACAGCTCTTGGAGCCGTCCGAAATGTCCAGATCCTTGCCCTTCGGATAGTCCGGATCCGGAGCGCATTGCGGCTCGCGCCCGCTATCGAACCACTCGACTTTGATGCTCATCGCTTGTTCCACGGCTTGAAGGACTTCAAGGCCGCGAACGCGGGCCCACTGTCCGGTGACATGTTGCTCACCACTTCAGGCCGAAGTCGCGGCGCTTGATCTTTGCCATCCTGCCGTCAGGGTGATGCCAGACGATTCCCTCGATAACGTTCTCTTCGAGAAACGCCTTGATACCTTCGAACGTGCGCGGCGCAAGTGGGTAGGTGCGGGCCATGTGATGAGCCTGCAGAACATGCACTTCACGCTTATCCTTGTTCCCTTGGATCTTTGGCCCGAGTAGCTCGTACGTGCCATTGTAGGGAAGTACGTTTTCGTTGGTGATCGCTTCGCGATGCCAGCGGTCCTCCGGGCCATCTCCGACCGGTACCCAACCGACCGTCTTGCCGGTGTTCTCATCGGTTCCCAGGCTCTCAAAATCGGGCGGGGCCACGTCTCCGGGCCGGAGTTCGCGCCGTTTGTAGAGCTTGCCGTCGCGCACGAGGCAGCTCGTGCCGTCGTACTTGCGAGTGGCGATGCCATGGCCATCTCGCACCCACAGGCAGTCCGGATGCCACTCAGGCGTCACGAGCGCCGGCTGCCGGCTCATGTCGCGGATGAAAATGGTCGGAATCTTGTTCATTGCAGGTACCTTGTTGCTAAAAGTGGATCCGCTCGGCCAATATGTACTCAGGGCGTCGTCAGCGTGCCTCCGTTCAATGTCACCCTTCGCGGGCACACCGTCGCGCGTCCCTCGCGTACGCACGGTTTCTGCACGACCGTGAAGCTGATCGAGACTTGCAGCGGATTGCCGAGCGCGTCATAGAGGGTCGCGTTGGCCAGGTTGGGATAGGCCCATAACCCAGAGTCGTACATCTCGTTACCGATGTAGATGATCAATCGGCCATACTGCGTCGCATTTGAAATGCTGATGCTCAGTCCGGCATTGTTCGGAACGTTGAAGCACAGGTTTGTGGCTGTACACGCCTCAGAGCCGAGGGTGATCGTCTCGGCGTGAACCACCGCAGAGAGGGTGAGGAGGGCGATCGCGATTACATACTTCATGGGTAGGATTCTCCTTCGATGAGGAAATGGGATTACTCTTCCAACGGCTGCCCCATAGAGGGCATATCATCAATAGACCAAACACCGGTCTCCCGATCAAAATTCAAGCTTCCCCCGAGCGGGGCACCGGCCTCCTTCGTGCCTACGATCACCATCACGCCCGCCACGGCGGTCTCGGACTCGTCCCAGGGCGTGGCGACCTTCGCCTCATTCAAAGCCCGCACCACCGCATGAGAAAACTCGTGATAGGCGAGCAACACATCTTTTTTGGTCATGGATACTTCAACACGAACAGGAAAAATAAGTGGGCCGCTTATGGAGTTTACGCCCAAGCACGATCTCTGCATGATCCCAGAAGGAGGGTGGAATCTCGCCATGGGCATCATATCCTGCAAAGTGCAGGTACTCATGCGAGTACTCATGACAACCGAAGCCATATTCTCCTTCTGTCTCATCAACGTCTGCGCATGCCTGCAGCACTCGCATAACGGCCTCATATCCTGGGCAATCAGCATGCGCACAGAAGTTTCGAAGCCATGCTTCAGAGGCTTTGCGCCGCTCCTCCTCATGAGACTGAACTTCTTTGAGATCAGTCAGCTCCGGGGCATCGGGAAAAGCCGGATGAGTCCAAACATGTCGCAAAGAATGGATCTGACGGGGATAGACCACGAGCCAGAAACGTTGGCCAGGTGCCACATCCTGCCTGAGAAATGGATCTACGATTCCGACCGCATTATCGCTTCCAGGCTGCGCATAGAAGCCATCCGCCGTGACGTGATCGCCGGGGCTCAGGGCCTGCCTGGCAACAACCGGCTCCACGGCCAGGTGGATGGCATCGCGCTTCTCATCAGGGCCGATGATCGTGCCCAGGGTTTCCAGCGCATCGGTAGAGACTTTCCGTTTATCTCCATCCCCTGCACTCATGGCTTGTCTCCGATGATCGGACACTCCAGCGCCTCATTGATTGCATCCACGGACTTGGCCACGGAGCGCAGTTGTTCGGCCATCTCCTTGAGCTTGTAAGGCCGCGAGCGTTCAACCTGAAGGGCATTCCACAGCCGACTCACAGCGATCTTGCGGCCTACCTCGGGTCTTTCCCCAGACGGGAATGAGTAGTTATAGCCTGCGATCTGAGCCAACTCTTCCTCGGATGCGGAAACGAGATACTCATTGTGGCCGCCCTTGCCAATGATTTGCATCTGAAAAAGCCTCCCCTAAAAACAGAGGGCTGTTGTACAGGATCAGAGAGGGGATGTCAAAGAGAGTTCATGCCGTGGGCTCCGGATCAAAGGCGCGCTCGGCACACCAGGCAGCCATCATGGTCACGGCCATGAGCTGCGCGCCATCGGTCACCTGTTCCGCCGTCCATGTGACGGTGCCATATTTCTCAATCAGAAATTGTTCCACCCGCGGGCGGGACCGTTCCACGGTATAGAGGTAGTACTCCTGATACTTCTCACAGTGGTTGGGATCGAGAATGGCATTTTCCCGGTTGGTCCCCAAGCAAAAGACACACTGGGCCTCGCCATGACCTACCTCGGAAGGCCCATAGATGTGCGGAAAGGTTTTTTTCATTTACTCCCCCGTGTTGGAATTGGCGGGACAGGGTGGATTCGAACCATAGCCTTCGTCATGACCTACTCACCCCGGGGATTTCGGTCATGCTTACCAACTACCTTACCGACCTCCCCGGCAGCAGGGGCCCCATCTGCAGGGCGCTCTAACCAACTGAGCTACTGTCCCTGTACGTGTTGTATAGGGACAGAGCGACAAAGGCAAGGATTATTTTGACTGTTTCTCGAAGAAGGCCTGAACCTGGCGATCCCAGGCGGCGTTACGCCGATCCAGCTCATCGGCAATGGCGCGTAGCACCGCTGCTGAATAAGATCCGCCCCCACCTGTGGTACCCCCTTCAGGGTGATGGCAGGGATTGGTATTGGGCCAGTAGACCACATAGCCATCATCGCCCGTCACGAACTCGCCCCGTTCCTCGATCATCCTGATCAGCCGCTGGGCCTGCTCACTCATTCCCAGTCCAAATTCAGATCCCTGACTTTTTTCCACAGGTACAGGATCTCGCTGATAATTTTTTCCACCTCAAGGGTCCGATCTTCCCGGGGCATCTCATCCAAAGCCCCAGCCGCCCGGCGCAGCAGAACCAGCGTATCCATGCGGGCTTGCTCGCGCTGATCCTCTCGACTGATCGGCATGTTAAAACCTCCCCATTGCCAACCGCCCCGCTTCAGGCGTACAAAAGAAATGGGCCCGGTTGAGTTGGTAGCTCACCGGGCCCGTTATCGGTAGCACGACGCGAATCTCCTACCGACGATTTCCAGAAGTATCTTCCCCTGGAACTTGTCTCCCTCGCAAGTCGTGTTCCCGGTCGTCCGGTACACGAAAGGTCATGGGGCATGAAAACGGGCCCGCCACCAAGAAACCGTTTACCCCCGTCCTGGGACGCTTGACCAGGCACCAGCCACGGACGGGGACCCCAAAAAGGCGACACTGGGGGAATCCATCCACAGTCGCCTAGGGCCGAGTGAAAGCGGTGGCCCGAGGATGGAATGGCGGCCTGTGCCATCCAAGAGAACCGCGTCAGGGAAAACAGTCCTGTCCCTGCTCCGAAATTGGAGAGCACTCCTCATCCTAGAGTTTCCATACTCTGGGAATGGGGTTCGTTCCCTCCGAAATTCCCCTCTTCACGCCTCATTCCTCGCCACGAACTCCTGAAAGGCTGAGGCCTCCTGGGGCGAGAGGCCCTTGCCCATGGCCCAGCCGATGGCCACTCCAGCCTTGAAAAGGGAATCCGGATCGCCTTGGATGTGCCAGGCCACGATGTCCACCTGGGGGTCCAGCTCGGCCGCAAAGAGGGCGAGTAGCTCCTGATGGGTCAGGCTCATTGGTGCTTCACCCGTTCCCCGTTCTCGGTGTACTGATCGATACCCGGATCGCGATCCTTGGGGGCCTTCAGCATCCTGCGGATCAGCTCGCACAGGACTTCCGGGTCAGCGGAGTCCTCGGTTACGACGGCGCCTCTGGGACCGAAGTCCTTGTGACGCACGATCAGGGTCAGCTCCATCTTTTCGGAGCTGCCAAAGGCGAGGAGCTTGATCAGATCCAAGCTTTTGACCAGCCGTTGGGTGATCCCGCCGAGGATCGCCTCTTTCAGAATCTGTGGCAGGGCTTCGATTTCCTCGGAACTCATCATGCTCATCAATCACCTCCTCCCATAAACCAATCAGGCAACACGGAAGCCGCGACCGATCGAATCGCTCGGGCGTATTCAAGATCATGTCAATCAGCTCTCTCATGGGGCTGGCAATGTACAGGTACATAGACTAGTATGTCAACATGTCAATCGAAGCCTTTAGCGCGGTCTACTACCAGCATTACGGATACCTTTGGGTATCAGGTCTCGGCGCCGTCGTCGCTTTGTTCTGCATGAATAACCTTTCGAAGCGCTGGCCCACGTTCGTCTTGTGGCTGATCCTGATGACTCTCTTGGAGGCCATCGCGCAACAGGGGCTCACGCCTTGGAATGCACCTTCATGAGTGGTTGTGATCTATGTGGCGATTTCCCCGCCGTGCTCTCTCCGAGGTGCCATGCCAATGCCCCTTTGCGGGTGAAGATGGTCTCGGAGACCGAACTCGTGCTGTATTGCTATGTCCCGACCTGTGGCCGGGAGGTGGCACGGTTGCATCTGGCCTCGTCTCACGCGCATCGCCTATCAGCCGCTCTCAACTGGAAACCTCCGCATGAATGAGGACCGCGATAAAGCTCATATGGAGGCCATGGAGCGCCGATGTGCCAGACGATGGGAGGAGGACCTACGCTCAGGGGCCCGCACGTTCTGGGATCTCCTGAAGGCCTACGAAGCCCGCACACAAGCCTCTTTCGAACCCGGGACACACGAGTATGATGAGCGCGTTCACCAGGCCCGCACGTTCCGGGCAAGACTGGAGGCCCATGGCAAATCCTTCGACGAGCAGCAACAACATCCTCATTCCGATCCTGAACGCGCAGGGACAGACGAAGGCGGCGACGCCGAAAGAAGCGATGATTGGTGAGGAGCGGCTGCGGGAGATTGTGCGCACTGAGCTGTGGAACCTACTGCAGTCTCCCGCCTTCCTGAGCCGGATGATCTCGATCCTGCGCGAATACGATCGCCTGAAGCGGGAGGACTATATGGCGCGCAAGACGCTGGAGGCCCAAGGCATCACAAGCTTTGGGAAAGGGGATGACTGATACGGAGCGCTTGGAGTGGCTCGCGGAGCATTTCTTTGATAGTCACTGGGATGGAACCATTGGACGCCCACCTCGGTGGGGAATCATGGGCCCTTGGCGTCACTTCGTGAACCGGATGCAGGGGAATGACTTCCGGGTTGCCCTCGATGCGGCAATTGAGTCGTATGAGCGAGAGGAACTGGAGCCCCTTCGCAAGGCATTCAAATGCCCCGCTGGACCCTGAAAGATTTGCAAAAAATCCAAGGAACACCCGCCACTTCACTGGCAGAGCTTCGTGAAGAGATGAGGGCGGTAGCGCGGGGTGAGGCGACAGCGAAATATCACAACGAGCCCGTCGTCTACCTGGGTCGCAAGTACGCCAGCAAGCTGGAAGCGCGTCTTGCCCAGGATCTGGATCTGGAATGGAGGGCCGGTACCGTACTCTGGTTCACGAGGCAGATTCCTTTTGATCTTGAGGGGGGCGTGACGTACCGGGCGGATTTCTTGGTTGCCCGCCCCTGGGGCTCAGCGAGTGCCCCTCTGTATCTGGAACTCATCGATGCCACAGGGGTCATGACCCCGACGAAAAGGAACAAGCTCCGTCAGGTTCACGACCGCTATGGAATCATTACAAAGATCTATCGGCGGGATGGCTCTCTCGTGCCCTATCTGGAGGTTCCTGTGACGCGTCGCAAGCCTCAATCACTTCCAGGCCCGCTCGTCGCGCCCGTGTGACCATATCGGCCGTGCCACGGCCCCCAGGGAAGGCCACCACAAAGTCAGAATCTTTCGAGCGCTTCGTCAACATCTCCGCCATCGCGATATTGCGTCGAAAGCCTGCACTGGTGCCGTAGAAATCCCAATTGGCCGGCACGCGTACTTCCGGCACTCCATGGCCACGGGCCCAGGCTCCCGCAACGCTATCCGCCCCATCCGCATCCCCATGCATCAGATGGGTAAACCCGCGCTCCACGTAGAGATGGTCCAATGTCTGGTGCAGAAAGACGCGCTCGCGCTGCGCCTTGAGGGTGAGTGCGCCATTATTGCGATGCCGTTCCACGCCGAATCTGCGGCCACCACAGACCAACAGGATTTTCATTGCCCCACCATCACGAACAAATGCCACACATACCCCCTTCCGGGTTAGCGGTCATGGCTATGCTCTCCTGCGCTGTCACGCTCCTCCAGGGAAAGGATCACGACCTCACTGTCTGTGTCCAGTCTCCCGCCCAACATAAGGCCTTTATTGGCCTCAAACTCCGCCCTCGAAATTGTCAGGGTGATCGGCAGCGGCGCCTGCGGAGCGAGGCGCCTCACCAGGGCTGCGGCCACGGTCCCCAGGATTTTCAGCGCCGCTGGGTCGGCGTGGTCGCTCAACGGAAGTCGTAGTTTTGGCACGAATGATCCTCCTCAATAGTTTTCCCCACCACGAGCACTTCGTGGGGGGAGTAGTCCGTAAGTCAGTAGTCAGATGGCGGATGATGGCCAGCTGTGCGCTCCTTTCCTTGATTTTCTGTCCCCACCAATTTCTCATATGCGCGATCGCGCTTCAGACTTCACCCCACAGTTGCGCAGAAAGAGTTCCGTGTCAAAGGCACGGGAGCCGGCTGCAAAGAAAGCCGCCAACGCTTTGCAGTCCTGCTCCCATTGGCCGTACGCCCCCGTCCTTTCGGGCTCATCCGGACAGTTGAGCCGCATGGTCTCGGCAATGCCTTCATACAGCGAACGGCTCCCGCGGCTTGTTTTCATCGTGGGCTTACAGCTCGCTGAAGTGTCGAGATACCAGTCCCTGGCCCAGATCCTTCGCCAGGGCCTCCAGAACAGACTCTTTGAAGGCTGCACGGGAATTCTCGCTGTAAGCCTTCTCCCAAATCGCCGCCGCCGCCGCACGGCAGACCGCTCCCCGGAATACCTCACCGAAGCGCTGGCCTATGGCCGGGGAGTGATCCACGACCCCATCAGCCATGCTCAAAGGCAATCCGGCCGCAGAATTTCCGTTGACGAGGTGATCCACGGTGATCTCCGGATGGCGCTCGATGTAGCGCAATAGCGCACGCGCGTCATGTTTGTGCCGGGCTGCCTTTCTCTGCGCCCGCCAGTAGGCGGCAAGCGAGGGGTAGTCACGTCGCTCGATCATCGGTCGCCGGTTGGCAAAGGTTTCCATGGCACTCACGAGATACGCCTTGGAAAAGCTCTTGACTGAAGTCACTGAGTTCATTGTTCCTCCTATAGGTAAAAGAGACCCCTGTCAGTGTACAGAGAACTCGACAAAACTCAATTCAGCGGCGCTCCATCCAGAAAGCCAGCCAGATGGCCACAAGGAGGATCGCCAGCGCGATACGTAGGAGCATCATGATCCCGGCACCCCCGCAATGTCACAGAACTCGCGGATGGCTTTCGTATCGACTTCCAACCCTTTCATGCACGCCGTTACCATGTCATACCACGCTGTGCGGGCGTTATCATCAGGAATGACGTTCGTCCCCGCTGTCACGGGGGGCCGACAGGCCCGGAGCGTCTTAGCGACGGCATGCTGCTGGAGTGTCAGATCCTGAGATTTCTCCATGAACTTTTTGGCCCAAGTGGCCAGCAAAATCGCATCCCGGGCCATCTTGGGGCGAAAGAGATAGCAGTGCGTGAGCACGCCGATCACTCGCAACTGGCCGGTTTCCTTGTCCAGCTCCAGACAGGATGCATGCTCCACTCCTTTCGGTGAGGTTTGAATAATCTCGATGTATTGTTGTGTCATGTTGTTCTCCCGAAGGGTTGGGTTATTTAAAATGTAGGGGTCTCACAAAGGCCCACGGTTCCCCATGGGCCTGATGAAACTCCTTACTCCTCAATCACCTCAAAGTCACCATCCAATGCAGCCTGCGCCAGGTTTGGGAGTGTGTTGGCAGCTAGCTGAAGGATCTTTCCGCCCTCGCGCTCAAGCTTTACGCGCTCATCCTGCCATTGGATACCCTTGGCGTAAGCGGTCACGGCCGTGGTTGCATCCCATAACGTTTCGATGGGACGGTTCTCCTCCTCCATGTGGGCCGCCTTGATGGCCGCCACTTGCGGGCGTGTGAAGCGAGCGGACAGAAATTTATCCAAGTCGTCAATCTTTTTGCGTTGTGCTGCCGCGATGGCCTGCTCCACCCCTGCGGTAGATGAGCGGGAATACTCATCCAACGCGGGAATCACGCGCTCTTCCAAGTGAGTCGCGGCGCTCGCGGTGTGGCGAATGCGGATTTCCTGATACTGCTGCGCGCCCCATACGATGCGATTGCAGCAAACGTAGTCAAACAAAAAGAGCGCGATCCCGAACGTGGAGGAACCCACCTCAGAATTCCACACAAAGAAGCCACGAGCGAGCGAGCCGGACTCGCCGGGTCTGCGGCCTTTCATCGCGATTCGATGTTCCTCATCGGCCAGGAACACGAACATATCGCGGTCTGAGGCAAAGAGCGTCGTGTTTTGCTTGGTGATATCAACGGCTTTGCCGAATTCTCCCGGCACGCGGAAGTCGCCCGTGCGGCCATCTCCGAACCGCTGCACCAAAGGCCCCACGATATCTTTGTTCCAGATGCGTCCGTAAGCCGGACCCGTGGCCGCGCGCAACTCCGGGGCGCCGCCATTTTTGTACAGCAGCACGCCAACGTCTTGCGCGTCGCGAGCGACTTTCAGCCCGTAGTTGAGATTATCGGCGGCAATTTCGGCGGGCAGCTTGCGTAGGTAGCCCGCTGGAGCGCCTGCCAGGCCCGACAGCTGGCCGAATGACCAGTGAGTCGGGTACACGATCCCCCCGTTTGCTCCGACCACAGCCAGGCTTTTGTGGTCATTGCCTTCCGGCATTACCGTAATGGAGCGCGACGGCACCACTACGGATTTTGAGTAGCTGTGGCTTGCCTCCACCGCTGCCTGCAGCTCAAGGAGTGAGGTGAAACGTTGATCGCTCGGACGCGTGGCCCATTGACGAGAGGCTTGCATGAGAGTGGACATGGCTCGTTATCTCCTATGTATGTAGTAGCACTGACAGAACACGGATAGGTCCGGCCTGGCCAGGCCTATCCTAGAGTGTCAATACGCCTGTTCGAGTCCGTCTTGTATCTGATGCGCGAATCGCTCCGCAATGGCGTCGCCGTCTGTCGGTTCGAGCCCGCCACGAACGCGCCATTGGTAGTAGGCCAGGAGATAGTCTAGGGCTACGCGGTAGGTCCCGGCCGTAATGTTGCGCTCTACGCTCATCAATGTGGCTATCGGGTCCATTATCTGACTCCTGCAGTCCACGCCATGCGTTTGTCGCGAGAGAAGGCAAACGGTTTGCGGTTTTTGCTACTTCTCTCCGATTCCCAACGCTGTAGCCAGAGAGTCCGTTTGCCAAGGGTAAGCGTGATGTAGACCGTGCGCCGCCCAATCACTGGCTCATATGCCAGTTTCATGGAGTTGACGTAAAGGCTAATCTCGAATGTCATGACGGTAAGGCTCCTACAGCGGACCTGCGGCCAAGATCATATGGCCCATGGGTTGCTGCCGTGGATCGGGGCGCTTCCCGTGAGTGGCGGCGTACTTGGTCTCGCGCGCCTGGCTGCGCTCCATGGAGCGGCGCTTCTCAATTTCGCGCGGTGAGGGTTCAGGCTTCGGCATGGCTCAATGACTCCTATGCATAGGTTGTTGGATCGGAAATTCAGGCTTTCAGCTTGTAGCTGTAATCACAGGTTTTGGCCAGTCGCGTTACCTCTGCGGGGGTGCCGAAAAACTCCCCCGCGCTCGCGCCATCGCTCACGTGGGTGAGCGTCCACAGTTGCTTGCGGGCCAGCGAGCGTGTGGGTTGATGCCTGGCCAGGCGCATACGGCAATACATGCCACGGCCGTTGTGAGTGCCGTAGTAGATGCGCCCGTCAATGCCACGAGCCCAGAACGAGCCGCACCAGTCGCTCAGGCTGGAGCGACCAGGGGCTTTGCGGTACTTGATCGATGTCACCTTGGCCAGCGTGTCGCCCATCCAAGTGACGATGCGAGGTGAATCAGACGACAGATATGCCGTGTAGGATACTCCGTACGGCAAGGGGCGCAGTGTGAAGAGCAGGACTTCAGCGCGCGAGCGATCCTCATTGGTCGGAGGGTCGATGTAGTCGGGTAATTCCTCGGGTCGGTAGGATATGGCGCCGTTTTTTCTCATGTGGCCCGACCGCTTGGCCCAAGCGCGAATCATGGCATCACGGTAGTGAACGGCGTGGACGAATCCGATATCGGTCTGAGGCGTGTATTGCATGGCTCGATTGCTCCTATGCGTGCGACAGTGATTGTACAGGTACAGAGAGAGGCGTCAAGTCTTTTCTTTGTCGTCCCCCGCATCGGGAGCGTTCCGGCGCTCCCGAGCGACCGTTGACTCGCGCTCGTTTACCTCATCGTGGCGATAGCATTGATCGCAGCGCATCTCATCTTCCGTTAGGCCCTGATGATCGGGGATTGTGGGCATGCCGCAGTCCGGGCAGCGCGCAAGGCCCGTGGCCTCGGCCCGTTGCAATTGTTCCTCAATCTCTTTGAGGTCTGCCGGGGTAAGCGCCGTACGCACTCCAGTTGAGGCGTTAACGCGTTCGTTGGTTGCCTCGTCAATCCAGTAGTTGTCAGGGTCTCGCGGATCAGGTGATCCGCTCCATTCGCGTAATTCGTTCATTTGCGTGGCTCCTGTTCGTACAATGAAAGATCTAGGGCTTGACGTAGGGCCACATCGAATAGCTCGTGCAGATACTCCTTGATATCGGCCCGATTGCGTCCGGTGATACGAATGTTGAACCCCTCAAAACGCGGGCGGACCCAAATCTCATGACTCGTCCAGCCATCATAAAAACCGTCACTGTTCATATGATGATATTGGCCCTGAAAAATGAGGCAATCCTCACTGGAGCGGTCCAGATCAATCTTGGTGCCCAGATCCCAACCGCTACCCGATGGAAGGTACGCCGCAATGATGGCTTCTAGGCGCCCCTCATGGCGTAGTTTCCATTGCGTATTTCCGGAGGCGATGCAATTGTCGCGAGCGGTCACAAGGCTGGCAATGTGAGCTGCTATGGTTTCCATGGTGCGTGAGTCCTATGGTTGGTTGTTACAGGAGAAAGATGGCCGTCAAGATGCCTGCCAAGGTGAGGATGAATGTTAGATGGATGATCCACGCACCCTCATATCGTTGCATGCGCTCCAGGCGTGCGCGTTCCTTCTCAAGCCGCTCCAGATAGTCGGGAAAGGGATGATGTTCGTATGCGGATTCAAGATCCGCGACGAATTGGCCTTGGGCGTTGATGGCTCGTTTGGTGGTGTTACAGAAAGGCATGGGCGTTGACTCCTAAAAATGGTTACCAGTCCAGTGCAACACAGGTGGCGCGTTCGCCATTCTCCGCGCGACTGTCATAGGTCAGCTGGAACCGCTGGCCGACATACTCACAGTGTTTCGCGTACGGATCGACGGCATAGGCGATTTCCCAAAAGGCATTGTTGGCAGCAAAGCGTCCGTGGCGTTCCCAACGCCGATAGGCCTTGCGGTAGCCCGTGCGCATGAGGTCCAGGCACAGGGCGGCATAGGCGGGCCACATCGCGCCGGCTTTGGCTTGCGCGGCGTAGCTACCTAACTCCCGGCGTTGCTCGTCGGCGGCAATGCGCATGATTAGCCGCAGCGCCTCATCGGCATTACAGGCGCGCGTGCGTTGGCGTTCGCAGTCGCGACCGACGCGGCCGTAGTAATCAACCGGGGAGCCGAAGATGTGATCGGTGAACATTTGCACCACATCGGCGGCGATATTGTCCTCGACAGAGTATTCAGCGGCCAACCGATTACGGTGTAGATCGCCATGTTGGCCGCGCACGTACCACATAGCGCCCAAAGCCTCCAGCTCATCATTGATGGTGCCGATGTGCTGCACGCCGTTTACATGTTCAATCAGGTCGTGCGCGATGAGAAGTCCTTCGGTAGCGGTGTTCGTCGTGCCGTTCATGGGTCGTGGCAGGCCTTTAACGATCAGGCCTGTCAGGCCCGTCTCGCGATCCTCTGCGGCAAGGAGGGTTGCGGTGATGCGTGGCATGGTGCTTATTTACTCCTTTTCGCCTGTAAATAGCCCGAGTTGCATGGGGCGCAATTCATCCGCCCATTCCGGCAATGACTCATCAGCATCGAACGAATCCAGATATTGAGCCAGGCAACTCTTACAAGCCGTCACACGGAATTCTTTGCTGTGCAACGGCGCAAACATGCCGTGTACATACTTGTCCGTGCTATTACGTGATTCACCACAGTATGGTGAGCCAGCGGCGCTCCCGACGAACGTTAGATGCGTGATCACTTTGATAGCGAGCAGGTTTTCAACGGAGGCGCAGCGGGCCATGGCTCAATGCTCCTATGGTTGCGGGGTTGATGACCGTACACGGATGGGTCCGGCCCTTGCCAGGCCCATCCTAGAGAGTCACTCCTATGGTACGGCGACGATGGTGGTGAGGGGTTCGCTGTAGCGGTGACCGCGATAGCGCTCCATGTACCGCTCGGCGATGGGAAGGTAGTAGCCGTGGGCCTTGTCTTTTGGGTCGAGGTAGGAGCGGGATGCCTCAAGGGTAAGGCTACGCATCCGCAGCGCGTCGTTTACTTCGGACCATTCGTTGCTGGCGAGTAGGCCAATCGGATAGTTCGAATGGCCAATGGACATGCACAGGGCCTTATAGGTGTGCTCATCCGGGCAGATGAGGAAATCACGTCCGGAGAGAACGGGCTTGTCCGTGAAGCGCATGGCGCGCGTCTTCCAGAAGCTTAGAGGTGTGCCGTCCTCGTCAACGGTGACGAAGTCGTCATCGACGTCGCAATGCACGTCCAGAACGCGATACGTATGGTCCAGCTGGCTGATCAGGCAGCCGGCCGGAACGAAGATAAAGGTTTCCGAGGCGATGGGGTTGCGATGCCAGGGGCAAACGGGAACCGGATTTCCGGCTTGGTCGTGCGTCACGAGGCATCGGCAAGCGAGGTAAGTGAACATGGTGCGTGTGTCCTATGTTGGTTACCAGCGGATACGGAAGCGATTCAGACGAAAGGCCCAGGCGGTTGCCTGTCTTTCCGGACGGATGGGGTTGGATTGCCGGGCAGCGCGGGCGTAGGTAGCGAGCACGGCAAGACGTAGTTTCGGGGTGATCATCTCCACGGCTCATATCTCCTGTGGGGTCGGTCGGTATGTCAATTCAGTGAGAGGTATAGGACAGTAACTGGCGACCGATGTCGGTCAGCCCGGCGTCATTCACGGCGCCCCAACGGCGCAAGGTGTCCAATATCACGCGATAACCGCGAATCTCACCGGCCGTGATCCCGGGGTGACCGATCTGTTTCCCATCCCGAATCGCTGTGAGGCATTCGCGGTGACCGGCGTGCATCCGGTTCTTCATCTGTTTGACTGTCGGTTGCTTGTCCATGGAGGCGCTCATTGGTTGTCAGAGTGTTCGGCGAGGCAGCGCGGGGAATCCTACTCTGTATCTGTACAACGTCAAGGGGGATGTACGAAATATTTTGTGACGTAAGTCCATGATTGGATGGGTCTTGACAATTCTTAATGTTCTGGATGGCTTGACAAGGGGTTGACGGACGGGCGACAAGACGGCCGCTCAAGGGTTGCAAGGGGTGAAGGATGAGGATCGATGCAAAACTCACCGAGGTGGAACGCCTCAAGTTGCGCAGGCTCGCGACCGAGTTGAAAACCTGGCAACCCACCTTGAAACACCTCAGCCATCATCCCAAACTCCCCCCCAATACCCTCGACGAAGCTTCCAGACTCTCTCGCAGCCTGCAACAACTCCTACTCCTCTTGGATCAGGCCAGATAGGCCAGGATCAGGATCAGGACAGGACAGGCCCAGGATGGATGCCGTACAGGCCCAGGAAGGGGTGGGCTCCCGACCCTTCCCGGCCAGGCCTGGCCCAAGGCCCGCGAAGGATCAGCCAGGCCCGAGGATGAGCACGAACTTCGTATAATGGATCATATGTTAAATCATAACCTCTTGATTCTCTTCGTCTGACTGGCCTGGACTAGGCCTATTGCCCTGGGCCTGGCTAGTCCTGGCCAGGACTGGGCCGACCCCCACCCCCGGGGGAGCGCGATGGCGGGGCCTGGCCGGGTCCCATCTGCGCACCACCCCTCCGTCCCCCTGTCCCCGATGCTATTCCTCCTCCCCCTTGACCGGCTCCTATCCCGCCAGGGCCTTACCCCAGCCTGATGCAGGGGTGTCAGAATGACGCCCCTAACGAGCCCAGGGGCGTCAGCGGAGACATTTCAGGGGTGTCATCCAAGCCCACCCAGGGGGTGTCCCACATTCCCCATCCTATATCAAAATGATATAAGGTCTTTTATGGGTACCAAGGATCAGATGATGGGTCAGATCAGGCGGGTGATCCGGGAGTGGATACTGGAGGAGGGGATCAGCCAGGCGGAGGCGGCTCGGAGGATGGGGATTGCGCAGCCGAACCTGTGGGCTTTTTTGGAAGGGGCGGATCGGGTTGCGGTGGAGTCGCTTTTGGCGGCCTGGGAGAGGACGGGGGGAGTATGGGAGTTACACCTGGGCAGAGGAGATCATGGGACCATGATTGACATATGAGCTACTACCTGAAGATGGTCGGGCTCGCCACGGGGGAGGCCTCTGACCTCGATGGGCTCTATGTCAAAGCCTATGATCCGGACTTCCGATGGGGACGCGGGGAGATCGTGGGCACGAAGGACAAGGATGAGGCGCTGAAGTTTGAGACCCTTCAGGGGGCTCTCACGGAGTATCGAAGGACTTCCAAGGTCCGCCCCCTTCGCCCTGATGGCAAACCGAACCGGCCGCTTACGGCCTATACGATCGAGGTGGTTCATGACGTTTGAGGAGCTGCAGGCTGAGAACGCGCGATTGCGTAGTGCGCTCACTCGCATCGCGAGCGACCACAAAGACTCGCCGCAATTCCCTGGCGGTCATATCTGGTCTGCACAATGCGATGCCTGTCGCCGGCAGGAGATCGCAAAGGAAGCGCTAGGGACCGACCAACCTTCTCCCCGATCCAACACTTTGCGCTTGACTTCTCTCTGATCCTAGACAATCCTACCTGCTCATTCTTTGGCCTCTTCTGGTGGCCTCCATATAGGAGAAAGTCCATGCCCACTGTGAGCCCTTCTGCGCCGACGCTCTTGCGTCTACCTGCCGTGATTGCTCATGAGTGACTGGGACTTGGGCTTTTGGAGTGGCGTGCTCGTGTGCATCTTGACGGACGGTGTGTTGGCATTTCATCTATCACGGCATTCTGTGAAGCGCCTTGTCAGCGGGAACTCAAGCGCTGACCATCAATCTACGGAGCAACGAAAATGAACGTCTATCAGGACTGGCGCACGCTGCGATGGATACGCGAAATGAAGTTCGCAGACGGTCATTGGTATCGATGCGGTGAGTACGGCACGTACAACGACGCGTGGCTGGCGCCGATACCGCTACGGATGCCGTGGGCGATTCGCATCGATGGCCCGACCCGCTGACCATCAAGGGGATAAGCATGGCTGAAAAGCTACGAATGAACGCCTACTACTACGGTTTCGGCGAGACCGGCGTTCCGGAGATCGACAAGATTCTCTCGGCGGTCGCGTGCGCGGGCAAGGCATATCACCACACTCAGGACTGGACTGACGAGTGTGACGGCTCTCCTCGTGGCCACACTGGCATGTGCCCGGTCGATTGGATCTGGAACGCAGCCAAGGAAGCGGCGGACAAGATGCGCGCTCTAACCGTGAGTGGTGAGCCATGACGCCTCTAGAGGAACGCGACAAGCTGGTGAAGCTGTTCGTCGAATACTGGTACGACGACGAAAAGGACTTGGCGTGGTATTTCAATACCGCTGTGCGGGAATGCCCTACTCTGTGCGCAGCGTTGGCCGCCGAACATACGCGACTTTCTGTCCCCACGACGGGCCAACAGGAGAAGCCATGAGCGCGATCGCCCTGGAGTCCCGTCAATGGAACTTAAACTCTATCTCGTGACCGCTTATCGCTGGGGTTGGCTCAACGGCGGCCAGTATCCGGTCTATTGCGGCCCGGACCGCACGAAGGCGCTCGCGCTCGCTGAGTTGGAGCCGCAGAGTCGCGGCGGCAAGTACGGTTGCACTGTCGATGAGTGGAACAGAGACGGCACCGACTCAACGCGCATCGCTTACTTCTGCTCTGGGTTTGGCGAGAAGGAGCCCTTCAACAATTGGCGCATCAACTACTTCGAGCACATGGGCCACGTGTTCGATGACTACGCCGAAGGGCGGATGTGGCTCGCCACGAGCGACGGTGAAGGCACTCTCAAGTCCACCACCGTTCCCCTGCCACCTGATTTCGTGCTGGCCGAGGTCAAGCGGCAGCGGGATTTCCGCGACGCGATGATTAGGATGCAGGACGAGAGGCGGGAAGTTAGAAACGCCGTCAGCGCAACACCGGAACAGCCATGAACGTCTACTTCCAATGGTCTGTTGGCCCGGGCGCTGTAGCGAAGCTGGAAATACCGGCTGGTATCTCGCTCAAGGAACTTGACGCACTGGAGAAAGGGATAAAGCTCCAATTACAGACTGCTCGGCGCGTTCTGGAAGCCGAAGACGAACGCCAGAGAAGCTCTCTCAGCGCAGGAGAGAAGCATGAGTCATAGAGCAGGCGCCACGGTCACGGTGACTGTGGAGATATCCAACCTCGGCGCATGGGGCAGCGATTGCCAGTTGGATCAGGTCTACAAGCAAGCTGCCGAATCAGCTATCGGCAAGCTCAGAACCGGCATGCGCGAGCAGGATTTCAGGATCGTCGGCAACCCGCAGGTCCGCGCCGTGATTGTGGACCAAGACTCCAAGTAACCGTGTCATGAAATCTTTCCAGTTCGGCGACAAAATCGAGTATCTGCGGCCTCGCAAAGAGCGAGGTCCAGACGGCTGGTATGACCGAATCCCCGGTATCTACATCACGCAATGCCGTTGGGGTCGTTCGTTGCGCTACAAAATCAACATCGAAGTAGCCGGCGAACTGAAGGGGCGGTACGTACATCCCCTCTCGATACACGCTGCCCCCACGTCTTCGACTCAGGAGAAGCCATGAGCGCGATCGCCCTGAGTTCACTGCTGGGGCTCTCAGTGGTTGGGCTGATCTACTACAGCGCGTGGCGAGGATACACACTCGGCTCCCGCCAGTGGAAGGCTGAGCGAGATGAGCAAGGGCGCAATGCATGCGCCCTCTTCGATGAGTGCCACCATCTCCGCCGCGAGCTCTCCCTGGCCGAGGAAGGGCTGGCGAACTACCAGCAGGAGCTGCAGAACGCCAAGCATGACATCGAGCGTCTAATGGCTGCCGCGAGCGCAGAGGCGAACGAGGTGGAGCGGCTGAGGACCGAGAACCAAGCGCTCCGTGCCGCGATCGACAGCCGTGACAAGGCGATGGGGTTCGAGCCAATGCCCGAAGTACCACAGTCAGGGAGTCAATGATGTTGTTCCGTTTCCGTTACGAGACCCTGGGTGGCCATACTCATGTACGTCTCTTTGCAGGTAAAGGCACCCTGTCCCTGGGGAACTGTGGGACTCTGGTCTTTCGTAATGAGGAGTGGAAAGCGTTCAAGGCTGTGATTGATAAGGGGCAGCTGACAGGAGGGCCCATTGAGTTTGTGGAGGAAGGCGTCAAGAGAACTCCATATGAATGATCGTGATATCAAGAACCCGGATCTGGACGCCATCCTGGCCGCGATCCAGCCCATGAAGCACAACCGTCTGGGCAACTACATCGCTCCCGGGCTGACGAGTCATCTTGTAGGTGGTGGGGAGTTCGGCAAGGTCCGTCTCTTTTCCGCCGAACGTACCACCATGGAATTCATCACGCCTCACAGCCACCGATTCGACTTCACCTGCCTTGTTCTGAAAGGCCAGGTACACAATACGATCTTCCGCCGAGGAAGCGACTTCTGTGAGCCCTGGTGTATCTCCACCATCAATCAGGTGTGTGGCAAAAACGGCCTCTTGGACTACGTCCATTCCCGTGATGACGCGCCCACTTTCTGGTATCCCACCACGGACAACTGGAAGGCGGGTGATACTTACTCCATGACCCATGAGCAGATCCACAGCATCAAGTTCGAGCGGGGCGCTCAGGTCCTTTTCTTTGAAGGGCCACAGCTCCAAAGTACGAGCCTGATGCTGGAGCCGTGGGAGAATGGCAAGGTAGTTCCCACCTTCCGCACCGAGCCTTGGATGTTCCAAAGGAGCCCATGATGTTGAAAACAGATGAAGAGGCCGCAGTTTTTTATAGAGGTCTTGTGGAGGAGTTCCGGGCCAAGTGCGAGGCCGAAGGCGTGCTCTGCATAGTCATGGATGGCAAGTATGGCTCCCAGGCGGCCATGGATGGCAAGGCTTCCCATGCCCTATGGCTTCCCCAGGTGCTGCGCGCGATGGCCAATGATCTGGAGCAGGATTCCCAGCGTATCCAGGCCGAAATCCGTCGCCGTATTGATGCCGGTGAGGACCCGGCTGGCATCTCCCGTGAGCAACGCGAAATCTATCGGGATGGAGTGGGCCTGGAGCCGAAGGAGTCATGGCAATGATTGAAGAGAGTACGAAGCCCATAGGCACTCAGGCCGATATCCGTATTGTGTTCAGCTCGGAAGGCAGCGAGCTGGTGACCCGCTTCGTTCTGATCGGCGATGAGGGTAAGAAGGTGGATAGTTACGAGATCGCCCGGATCATAGCGCGTCCCATGCATGAGCGCCCGGATCTGTTCCAGCGTTACAAAGCCCTCATTCAAGAGGCCATGCGCTACTCCCTCGAAGAAGCCAATGAGCACGTGGAGCTGGAGGTGACGGGCTGGGAGGATATCCCCACTTGAGCCCTCCATCGTACACGTGTCCGCGCTGCCAGCGTAGCAGTTACAATCCAAACGATATCCGGTATCGTTACTGTGGCTTTTGTCACGAGTACGAGGATGATTGGCGGGCCACGACCGGAGCTGCGGAAAGTACCGGCTCACCCCGGACAGACGATCTGGGTGTGCGGCTGCGCCACCTGCAGCTGTCAGAATCACACCTTTGCTCTGCGCAGTGATGGAAGCGTGATATGCGAAAGATGTCGGCATCCCGTTCCACAGCTCGAAGTCCACATCGTCCCGAATCTGAAAAGAAAGTCATGATGACCCTCGATGAGCTGCTGGCCGATCACAAGACCACGCTGGAATTGGCGCTCTCGCTCCTGACCGAGAAAATCTCCAAGGAGCGCAAGGAAGAGGCCATCGGCCTCATGCGCGAAGCGCTGAAGGCTGCCAATAATCTGATCGAAAGCCGCAAACAGATCGTAGGTTTCCACTAGACTTTCCGAAGTCCCGCAGCCACAGCGGGCGAGCATCTGTCCCACACAGTGCTCCTCCTAAACCTGCCCCCGGCAGGGTTGCTGGCACCGGGGCTCTCCTCTTCGCGCTACACTGCCTCCCCCATGAAGACTGCTCTACCTCCTCCCACCGAGGAGGAACAGGCGCGCATTGACATGATGCGCCCCATGGGATGCTGTGCGTGCCTGGCGGCCACAGGAACTCGGAATGTTAAAAATCTTGAACTCCATCACCTTCTCGATGGCGGGCGTAGAATCTCCCACTTCCACACCATGTTCCTCTGTCGTGGCCACCATCAGGGCGACTGGGACGCTCATCAGCTCACCCACCTCCCCGAGCGCTACCGCGTCTCGATCTCTGGCGGCCGGAAATCTTTCGCCAAGGCGCTCTGCTCGGAGCGGGAGATGTGGGAACAGCTCCAGGCGCGTCTGGGCCTCCCTTGCCCCTGGCCGGGGTCGAAAGTACTACCCCGTCGTGTCTAGTTAGCTGTACATTATCGGTAACAACTTCACGGGGAGGCTCGCGATGACCGAGGACATCGAGACCAAGGCGAGGAAGCTGTTCGAGAACGATCGGAAGTTCAAGGGATGGACGGATTGCCCTCCTTGGGAGCGGCTCCATCCCTCCACTCGTGCCCACTATCTGAAGTGGGCCACTTTAGGCAAACATCCCATCTTTGCGGAGGACGAGGCATCATGACCAATCTCTATACGGCGATCACGGAAGCGGCTGATCACATCGAGCGCAATCCGGCTGACCTTTTTTTCGAATCTGGAGCGGTCCCTGAGTCAGATGCTTCGACTGACTCTTTCTGCTCCGCTTGTGCATTGGCCTGGATTGGATATTTTCTGAATCGTCAGGTTGGCTCTCGCCAATATCATTGGTGGGATGGTGTCGCCTACACGGCATTCGGGCTTACGGCCTATGAGATCTATGTCCGGCTCCACGGGTTTGAGCCAGACTGGAAAAATGATGCCGCTGCCTGCGCACGTGCCTTACGCCAGTACGCGGAAAGGTACCATGGCCACGAGAAGCCCAAGCCGCGTGGTGATGAGTTGGACAAGCTCATCGCGGATATCAACAAAGCTGTTGCTGGCCAGAAGGTATTGGAATATGTGTGAGAACTTCGAAGTGGGCGAGATCGCCATCGTGCATCATCCTGGCTCCCGGTTTCATGGGGATGAAGTGACCATCATGGGTCCCCTTGAGATGAAGGGTGGAACGGATATTGAAAGCTTTCGGACCGCAGGGCCCACACAGTGCCATCGCATCTCTCATCCCATTGAAAGAACTTATTGCGGGGTGGCAGGCAAGCTCTATATTCCGGTGTACTTTCTGCGCAAGAAGAAGCCACCGAAGGAGCCTCTGGGAGACTGGAGCGCCATGCCTTTCTACGTGCCACCGAGCAGGATCAAGGCTCATGCGTAAGGGGATTCGTAGAAAAGTGAAGGCCGCCAAACAGGCGGCCAGGATGGCGCTCTTTGCCGCTGACTACTATCGACGCCATGGTAAGCTGCCTCCCGCGATGAGCAAGGCCGAGGCCATTCGTTTTCGCAATCGCGTCCTGGCTGAATTCGCGAGGAGTAAGCAAAGTGCTGGATGAAAAATCCCTGGCTCGGGCCACCGATATCATGGCTCCGCAGATCCAGAAACTCGTAGAGGATATCTTCGGAAAAGGCTATCCATACATCCTGCTCCTGCCTGGTGTGCCTGAACAGCCGGACGCATCCATGTTGACCAACATCCATGATGCAGAATTCTTTGAATTCTGCGTGAAGGATGCTTTGAAGCATGTTCAGGAAGAAGAAGTCAATCTACGCCCTCCTTCTGCGAAGTCTGTCTCTTGACCCCATTCGCACATACGGGGCCCGTGTTTGCCGTGGGCCCTGACTTTTCAACACCTCACTCAGGAATCATTCTCGTGAGTTCACCTACCGTCAATGTTGCATCGGCCTCCGTCACCGTAGTCCCCGCGACCAACAGTCCTCCAGGGGCTGCTCCCGCCATTTCCTACAATGTGGGCGTTCGCCCCTCAACGGGCACGGCCGGGACCTATCCCTTCATGACCACGATCCCGGCCACGGCGAATCCGCTCGCGGTGACCCTGGCGGCGCTCGGCGTCACCACGGCGGGTAATTACGAGGCAGCCGCCCAGGCGGTCACCGCTCTTGGGGCTACCGCCTGGGGCGCGGAGTTCTCATTCACCGCCAGCGTTCAGCCGAACCCTCCAACGGTTGTAGTGGCCTGATCGGCTGGCTGTGCCGGCATGGTTGGCTCCCCTCCTGGCTCTGTAAAGGGCTCGGATGCTGACTACAACCTCATCACAGAGCGCCTGGAGAGGCGCCTCGTGGGGGACATGGTGAAGACTCACCCACGACGGGGGAAGGACAGCGACAAAATCGAGGCATGGCTCGCAGATGAGATCCGCGATGCCATTGCCTTGATCCGTCGCCAGGCCTTGCGGCTCCGGGGCCTCGATGAGGAGAAGGCCCAACTGCTCGAACAACTGGAACGAGCACGCAAGAAGATCCAGACTCTTGAGGCAGACCAAAGTCGGAGTGCCTCGCATGACTCAAAGATGGTTCGGGCCAAAAAATAGAGCCTACACCACTGTCGTTTCAGTAGGTCTCGCCTTCCCCCGTGTCATGGGGGTGTTCGTTGGTGGAGACCAAAGCTACGGATCAAGCGCTGGGACTGGATTCCCGGCCTGGACCACGGCGGCCAATGGGACCGCCGCCTACAACGCAATCCAGGCCATCGGAGCTTACGACATTGCCATCCTGAATGGCAGTACGGAAGGTTGGGATTCCAACGGGAATCGCGACCGTGAGAATCTCACGCAGGCACTGTTGAAGAACGCCAGCTATACGGTACAGAAGTCCAAGACACGCCGCTGTCTGCCTTTCTACTACCAGATGATGATGAGCGGGGTGGCCACCGGATCGGCGTATCAACAGTATTTCACATTGGTCCAAAACAATAACTGGTGGCTTTATGAATCAACCGGGGGCACGGGCACCATCACTCCTGCTGGAGGAGGCACTAATCTTGTCAATTATTCGGCAGCATGGCCTACCGGAGTCGGTAACGCTGGAGTGGGGGCATCCATCTGTGGGTCGAATTACGGTTCGACTTCCTCCGGCTCACCTACAGGAGCACAGGGCCCTGCGCGCTCTCTTGGAAACTATGCTGCGCTCAAATACGTCGTTCGACCCTCTGCCGGGGTAGACAGTCGCTTCAGCTTCAATCCGCAGATGGCCTCCCCCTCCTGTGGAGGAATGTTCCTCGATAACGTTTTCGCCGCCCTTGATGGCTCAGGGACGGTTCCAAATTCCTCCTTGGATGGTCTCACTCTGGCTCCTGGCGCCCAGCAGGGCGGTGGATTCCCCAACTTCGATACCGTGCAGCCGCTCATGGCGCGCGGTAATCGAAACGCCTTCGACCAGTTCCAGATCATGGTGGGTCTCTACCAGCCTGGAGCGGTCACCTATGCATTCGGTAACTTTGGCCAGTACGCCAACGCTTATCAGTTTGGCCGGACGGCCCTCCTCAATTCCGGTCTGGATAACCTCCAGGGTGGCTTGCTGGAGAGCGCGATGTTCGCCGGGGGAAATGCCTGGGAGTTTTTCCAGACGGGTAATTTCAGCACCGGGAAGCTCGATCCTTCAGGGTGGGCCAATACGCTCGCCAACTACTACCTGGGGATGGATTTCTGCCTGCCGCCCAAGATGGTAGGCCTGGGATGCCGGTTTCCGACCACGGATGGCAATCACCCCTCCTCCTTCCCCGTCAACGGGACCCCGACCAACGTCACGGCCGGCAGCGCCCTGGAGTATCAGACTCTGCGCTATGGGCTCTGCACCGCGCTCATGGACGATGGTTACTTTGCTCCCGGAACAATCAGCACGTACGACTATGCGACACTCAGGTGGTATGACGAGTACGGGGATGACTCTCTCACCCAAGTGAATGTCCCGAGGGGCTACCTCGGCTTTCCCCTGACCACACGCCCCAGCACGGCTACCTGGGCAGGGGGAACGTTCGGGATCTGGTCACGCCAGTTCACGGGCGGGGTTGCGATCGTGAATCCGAGGGGCAATGGCTCCCAGACTGTGACTACCTCCATGCTCCCCGGGGTGTGGCATTTCCTCACCGGTAGCCAGCAACCGACTATCAACTCAGGGGCTCTCTTTGCCGGTGTTACACTGGGAGACGGAGACGGGATCATTCTCCTGCGGGGCTGATGATGATCAAGGTGACGATGACGACTTACCCGGAAGGGTATTTCGTCGAAGTTTCGAGCGTAGATGAAAAAGCCGGGGAAGAGATCACGATCGTGAATCACCTCTACAGCAAGAGCGATTGGCGCCCCGAGCAAGCGATCTGTAACTGCGTCATGCAGTGCTATGCCCATCTGCGAGAACCCCATGGCACAAAGACCTGAAACCTACGATGTATGGGAATTCGTCCGATATTGTTTGACATACGGAGCAGGGCTCTATGTCAGGGTTCAGCGCCAGGATGAGGACACCGGCAAAATGATCTGGGTCAATCTGCCTTTGAGTGATCTGACTCCGGATGAGTGGGTCCACTGGGTGCGTCAGTGGTTTTACGTTCAGACGGCCCCTGTGAAGACCCTGGAGGAGTGGCAGGCCGAACCCGCCCCTTACCCGCCCGCCCCCGAATTCTGAGATGCTCCGGCCGGTTCGGCATCTTCTGGTTAGCATAACTGGCAAAGAACGAGTACCAATCTCCGGGTGATCCCATCGCCCGATAGATTTTCCACGCCGATTTTCGCAGCAACTTCAGGTATAGCCGACACTCTGCACACCGGGGCGGACCGGGCCTCATCGGCTTACCACAGTCAGGGCACATCTTGTTTGGCGACATAGGGCAAGTATAGACTCCGGCCCCATCGCGCCCTCACGGGCCTTGCGAGTTCCAATCAGATGCCCCTTTGCTCCCGCTCCAGGGAGCCGTTGGCATGAACTCGCAAGATGTCATCCTTCGGCCGCCCCACGAGCCGACTGACGAGTTCAGAAAGTACATCCGAAAAATGGCCGCTTGCGGGCTCGATCCCGCCCAATGCTGCGCCATTCTTTCGATCACTCTTGAGGACTTCGAGCGCTACTACCGACGTGTCTATGACACGGGCACCTCCGAGATGGTGGTGGCGGTGGGCTCGGAAGTGATCGCCGCCGCGATCGACAAGAAACATCCCCAGTTCTTCCAGTGCGCCTCCTTCGTCCTTCGGGCCCGAGGCGGCTGGCGTGACATCCGCGCTGTTGAGACCACTCAGAAGGATCTCCCCGAGGAGCAGAAACAGAAGCTCATTGATCAGCTTACTGAGCGGATTCTGGCGGAGAAACTCAAGGAGACGGTTCCTACATGAACTTCCTTGAGTTTCACCGGTTCATTGAAATCCTGTGGGAGGAGCTTCGGCAGGAGATCCTGGCCTGGGATCGGGCCAGTGATGATGGGATGCCACTTCCATGAGTGAGGCTGAGCTACGCGCCACTCTGGGTTCCCTTTCCTTATGGGATCTCGCTAAGTTGGAATGGCGAACCCGCTGGCTGCAGATGGCGAGGCCCAAGCAGGTCATAGATTTCAACAAATTGACATATGACACGGTCTTCATCCATGCGGGACGCGGTTTCGGCAAGTCCCTCACCCTGAGTCAATGGATCGCCTGGGAGCTATGTGAGCATCCCAAGGCCTTCGGCCATATCATCGCTCCGACCCACAATGACATCAGGTATGTCAATTTCGAAGGGGAATCGGGGATCATTCGCCAGGTTCCCTCCTGTCTGATCAAATACTACAACAAGACAGATTCGGTCATTCAGTTCTACAACGACTCCGTTCTGCGCGGCTTCTCCGCCGAGGAATCGGAGCGCCTACGCGGCCCGCAGTGCCATTTTCTCGCCTGTGATGAGGTAGCGGCCTGGATCGATGATGTTTCCGCCTGGGAGCAGGCCAAGTTTGGCCACCGCCTCGGCAAGCGCACCACCTGCGTCATCACATCCACTCCAAAGCCCAAGGAGTTGATCAAGACCTTCTTCGCCGACAAGACCATCAAGAAGATCGGCGGCAACACGGAAGAGAACCGAGCCAACCTCTCGGATAACTTCCTCAAGCAGATGAACGTGCTCAAAGGCACGCGCCTGGGCCGCCAGGAGCTGGCCGGTGAGCTGCTGGATGCCGAGGAACTGGGCGTCATCAAGCGCTCCCAATGGCAGCGCTGGCCTCACAACGAGCCTCTGCCTGACTTCGAAGTGGTTCTCATGTCCTTGGATACCGCCCTTTCCGAGGATGCGGTGGATGTTAAAAAGGACCCGGAAGGACGCAAGACTGATTACACCGCCTGCTCTGTCTGGGGGGCCTGGAAGGAGCCGCTGCCGAAGGAGGAACAGGATGCGCTTGATCGGCGGCGGGATCTCTCCTATCAGGAAATCCAACAGTTGAAGCGTGGCCGCCCTCAGATCCTTCTTCTGGATGCCTGGCAGGATCGTCTGGGATTCCCTGATCTCGTGGCGCGGGTGAAGAAGGAGAAGGAGAAACGCTATGGGCTTGATGCCTTGGTGCCCAAGATCACCCCGCTCTTTGGTCCGAAGCGGATGTTCAACCAGGGTCGCAAAGCAGACCTGATCCTGATCGAAGACAAGAATTCCGGGATCTCCCTGCGCCAGCAATTACGCCGGGAAGGGGTTCCTGTCATGCCTTACAACCCCGGTAAGGCTGACAAGTTGATGCGGTTGAACCTCGTGGCGCCCATGTTCGTGCAGCAGATCGTCTGGGCTCCGCTTACTGCGATCCGCACCTGCGGCAGCTGTCACCAGCAATGGCAGATCGGCCGCAAAGATGAGGAAACCTGTCCCTCCTGCGGTGCTCCCCAGGGCATGGCTGATCAGGCTCGTAGTGCCAACACCTTCTCCGCCTGGGCCGAGCCCTTGATCGGCCAGATGTGCGCCTATGCCGGGGAATACTCCATTCCCCATGATGACCTGATGGACTCTGCCACTCAGGCGCTCCTGTGGCTCTTTCGTAACTGGCTGCGCATGCCGGTCTATCAAGAGAAGTATGCGGGTCGCAGATCCACCCCAGCCACGGCGAATCCCTATGCCTATTAATGGCTTTGCAGTGTTCCGCGCTCAGGCGCTGCTGAGGGAATACATGCAGCGGACTCATCGTTGTGTTGATGGATTTACTACTGCCTATGCAGTGATACAAGAGGTTATGCCTGGCAAAGGCGGCTTCTTGCCGGACGATTGGCAGTCTCACCGTATTGATTTCATAACTCTGGGATGGATCGGAGAAAGCCTGTCGGCTTGTCTTGCGGCTATGCGATCCACCATCGATCAGCTGCCACAAGATATCTATATCCGGACATGGCCCCAAGTTGAATATGGGTACTGCATGGAAAGCCGGCAGCACCTTTTTAAGGTCAGGGTGCGTGTAGGAGCTAAAGAAAACCTTCGTTTGCATAACGGCTATAAGCCAGAAATGGAGCCCTACCCGCGTGCCTGACCAGAATGATCAAACACTCTCTGGCATGGTCGATCAGACCAATACCGGAGAATCTGACTATGAGATCACGGAAAACCCGGATGGGTCCGCGAGTCTCGTTGAAAAGAAAAGCGGCGAATCGGAGGAGTCGAAAGACTTCTATCGCAACCTTGCCAAAGAGCTGAGCGAGGAGGAGCGAGCGCTCATCTCAACAACCCTCATGGAGTTGATTGAGAAGGATATCCAAGACCGTAAGCGACGGGATGAGCAGGTCGCCGAAGGTAAGAAGCGGATGGGTCTTGAGAAAGAGACCATTGGCGGAGCTAACTTCTCGGGCGCCTCCCATGTCACGCACCCCATGTATACCAAAGCCTCGATCGACTTCGAGGCCCGTACGATCAAAGAGCTGTTTCCGCCAGGCGGGCCCGTGCGTGAATATATGGCGGGTTCGATCACGACTGACCGTCTTGACCGTTCGCGCCGCAAGGCCCGCTGGATGAACTATCAGCTGACCCAGCTGATGCCGAATTTTCGCTCCGAATGCGAGCAGATGCTCATGAACCTACCCATGGATGGGGATGAGTACATGAAGCTGATCCCGCCTCCGGCAGGCGGCGATATCCGCAACGTCACCCACGAGTGGATTCCTGTGGATGACATGATTCTCCCATACGCCGCGACCAACTATTACACCGCTGAGCGACGTACCCACGTGCAGAAGATGACCGCTCAGGAATTCCAGCGGCGTATTCGCACGGGGATGTACCGCGCCATCGAAGAGATGGGGGCCCCGATCCAGCCGGAAGAGACCGAGACGCAGCAGGTCATCTCCAAGGTAGAGGGCAAGGAGAGTGATAACTCCAATCCCGATGGCCTGCGCGTGGTGTACGAGTGCGACTGCTATTTCGAGATTCGCGATTCTAAGAAAAAGGGCTCCCACACTGAAAGCCTGCAGGAGGATGTGCGACCCGATGAGTCAGGCGAGACTGCCGAGGAGGAAGCCACCGAGGTGGGTCCGCTGCCGTATCTCATCTCGATTGACGTAACGACCAAGGAGTTGCTGGCCGTCTATCGTAACTGGGAAGAATCCGACAACTACCGGGAGCGCCTCGACTGGGCCGCTGAATTCCCTTTTATCCCATTCCGTGGCGCTTATGCACTCGGGCTGCCCCATATTATTGGGGGCCTGTCGATCGCCGCCACGGGGGCCCTGCGGGCACTGCTGGACAGTGCTCATATCAACAACCTGGCGGGGATGATCAAGATCAAGTCCGCCGCAGGGACTGGCCAGAACATCCGGGTGGGCCCGACCGAGGTCACCGAGATCGAGGGATCGGGCGATCAGGATGACATCCGCAAGATCATCATGCCGGTGCCCTTCGGGCCGCCTTCCCCGGTCCTTCTGAATCTCCTGGGGCTCCTGGGCGAGCAAGCCGAGGATGTGATCCGGACCACGATCGAGGAGGCTCAGGCCAATGGTGATGTGCCCGTGGGCACGACCCTCGCCCGCATTGAGCAAGGGATGGTGGCCTTCTCAGCTATTCATGGGCGTATGCACAACGCCATGGATCGGCTGCTCAAGATCCTTCACCGTATCAACAAGACGTGGCTGGATGACCATGTCGTCACAGAGCTTCTGGGCGAACAGCTGGTCACGCAGAAGGATTTCGAGGGCCCGAATGATGTCATTCCGGTCTCCGACCCAAACATTTTTTGCGAAGTTCAGCGCTACGGCCAGATTCAGACAGTTGCTCAACGCGCGCTACAGCTCGCTGTCACCCCGGGCGGCGCGGGCATCTACGACATGCGCAAGGTGGAGGAGCTGATTCTCAAGCAGATGAAGCTCCCCAACGATGGTAAGGATCTTCTGGTTCAGAAGCCTGAACCACAGCAGATGAACCCCATCAACGAGAATGTGGCGGTCTGCCTCGGCCGCCCGATCGTCGCCTTCCCGCAGCAGGATCACGAAGCCCATATCCAGGCGCATTGCGACTTCTACGAGAACCCCTTCTTCTCAGCCGTGGTCAGCTCCAACCCCCAAGCCATGCAGGGGCTCATGGGCAATCTCAAAGAGCATGTCATCTTCTGGTACGCCACCAAGGTGCATCAGATTGCCTCTGAGCATGCGACCCAGGTGGCAAAAAGCATGGACCCGCAGGCTGGTGAGGTTGACATAGGCGAGTTGCCGCAACACTCCCAGCATGATCCCCAGTTGAGCCAACTCTATGACCAGATGCTCGCCAAGACATCCACCCAGGTCATGCAGCTCGCCCAGCAGGACCAAACCCTGCAAAGAGCTATCCAGACCATGGGCAAGATCCAGCAGGCGCTCCAGGCGATGCTTCCCCCGCCGATGATGGACCCCTCGCATGCCCAGATGGCCTCAGTGCAGCAGAAAGCAAAGCAGGCCGAGCAGGAGCATGCCGATCGTCAGCAGGCGAACACAGTCAAACAGCAAGACAGCCAGGGCAACCAGCAGACCAAGTTGGCGATTGCCCGCGAGCACGAGCAGGCCGAGACCGCTCGCACTCAGATGAAGGAGCAGGCGAAGCAGATCCAGACCCAGCAACAGCTCCAGGCGGATATGCATCTAGAGGGTCAACGGATGAGCAACGAGATGCAGGTGGAGGGCCAGAGGATGGCTCACGAACAGCAATCGATGCAGATGGAGCACCAGGCTCGGCAGCAGGAGCATCAGGACTCCATGGCCATGGAGGAGAAGAAAGCCGACCTCTCCGCCCAGCAGGCCAAGGATCAGAACGAATTGAAGCAGCAACAGATTTCCGCCCAGAAGGCGGCCAAACAAAGTGGAGATTCCAATGGCTGATGTCCCCAAAGCAAAGAACGTCCCTTCCGAGAAGGTTCCGCAACGCTACAAGTATGCGACTACGGGTAAACCGTATTCGCAACCCAAAGGCTCAACGCTTCCCAAGAGCATGCGGCCCCACATGCGGGGGAGGGGGAAATGATCTCTCCTACAGTTGGCAGAGTGGTGTGGTTCACACCATCCGCTGATGACACGATCGTTCGTAATGGAACACAGCCGCTGGCTGCTATCGTCACCTGTGTATGGAGCGACACCTGCGTAAATCTCGCCGTTTTTGACGCAAATGGGGTTGCGACCAATCGCACCTCAGTATTGCTCATTCAGGATGACGCTGCCCGTCCTGGCGGGTACTTCTGTGAATGGATGCCATACCAAAAAGGTCAGGCAGCCAAAACAGAGGCTCTGGAGAAGCTCTTCCAGTGAGGCAACTGATTGAGAACATGCATAAGGCGATCGAGCAGTCGAAGTTGAAAGCGGTCGCCTGGAAACCCGATGGCTCCAAGTCAGAGGGCTACATGTTCGGCTATGTACAGGGTTACTACGCGGGGCTGAACGATGCCCTGGGGATCATCCGCGACTACCTCTCGGCCGACGAGGAAGCGGACAAGTTCAAATAACGGAGCAGCTATGCCATCAGGTGTGAATCTCGCGCATGCGATCGAGTACGACTACCGGAGTGTGGATGAGGCCTTTCCCAAGATTCGTCATGGACGAGTACCCCTACTGAACAACTACATCGTGCAAGTCAGGCGCGCGATGTCAAAGTCCAAAGGGGGCATTGTGCTTACCCAGTCCGCGAAGGAATCAGAAGTGCAGCTCTGCACGGTAGGGAAAGTGGTGGCTATCAGCCCGATGGCTTTTCACTTCGCCGATGGACGCTCGTGGCCGGAAGGCCCTTCTTTCAAGGTCGGGGATTTCCTGCAGATCCCGCGTTTTGGCGGCAATCGCTTCTCGGTGAAGCTCAACGAGGAGGAAGAGATCGTGTTCGTCGTATTCGATCACCTGCAACAGATCTGCAAGATCGAGGATGCGGACGTGGCGCTCGCCATCACGAGCTACTTGTAAAAGAAAAGGCGACCCAGGGGATGGGCCGCCTTTCTCGCTTCACTCATCTCAGGGGTTTGATGAGCTGCTCGCGCGGCAACATTATCAACCACGGGAATGAGTCATGGCAACTGCACGAGCCGCCCCACAAGAAGGGGCTGGCGATGACGAGGATCTGGTATTCGATCAGGCTCTAGGTGAAGAGGGCAACGAGAGCCTTCAACACCAAGGTGAGGATGGTGGAGGTTCCCACGAGGACGAAGGCGCCACCAAAGATGGCGAAGGCGCCACGAAGAAAGTCCACGAGGCGCGGCTGGCTGAAGGCGGCGAGGCAGATCTGGATGAGGAGGGAGAGGCCTCCCAGGGCCAAGGAAAGGACGAACATCACCGTCATGATGGCAAGAAGACCCGCAAACAACGGCAGGATCAATATCGTAGAGCTGCCCGGCGTCTCCGGGAAGAGCGGGATTTTGCTCTGGAGCAGAACTTCGAGATCCTCCAGCGATTGGCCGCTGTCGAGGGAACTGCACTCGAAACTCGACTCCTGACTATTGACGGACGCATTGCCGAATACCAGAATGATGCTGACCAAGCTCTAAGTCTGGAGACCCAGGCCCTTACCCAGGGCGATCAGGAGGCTCTCCGGCAAGCAAGGTTGATCCGAGAACAGGCGCTGTCACGCAAGACGGTACTGGAATCGGAAAAAGGTCGCGTCCAAGCCGCGATCAATGCCCGGGCATCCCAGCCCCAGCGACCACAGCAACGCCCTCTTCCTGGGCAGGCTGAGATCAATCAACTCGCAACTCAGTTCAAGGCAAACAAGCCCTGGCTCCAATTCCGCCAGGACGGGGCGCCCGCAAACCGAGAAACCGCCGTCTATCACGCGATAGATCTGGCGATGCAGGCAGAAGCCCGGTTCACGCCCAACGAACCGGAGTACTGGCAAGAACTCGACAGGCGCGGCCGCGCCGCCCTCCCGCACCTGTTCGGTGAAGACGATGTCGATCTGGGCGATGGTGAAGAAGTGGAAACGGTTCAGCAGACGCAGCACAAACAGGCTCCTCCGCAGCGCCAGGCCTCGCAGGCCCAGCGTACTGCCCGTGGTCCTGCTGTGGCTGGCTCCGGCCGGCAAGCGAATGCAAGTGGAAGTGCTCATCACGACCTTCTGCCAGCGCAGGTGGCCCATCTGAAAGAAGAGGGCCTATGGGGAAACAACCTCAATGCGGCTGACAAGAAAGAGCGCGATGAGCTGATCAAGTACTTCCGACAACACAACCGTGCGAATGGAGCCAACTAATGGCCAAGAACACCATCGATACCACTGACGCTAGCGAGCGGCTGATCGAGAGCCAGCGGCTCGGGCGAACCAACGAGCGTCATGATCAGACCAAAGCCGCAGAAGCCCGCAAGACGCATTCCGATGCGCGCGGCCTCTCCAAGGCCGAGATGATTGCGCGCTTTCGCACCGAGATGTTCCACAACGTTCTTCCGCAACCTCCGGAGATCCCGGGCTATCACTGTTGCTGGTTATCCACAACCAACCAATACGACCCGATCGCCCATCGCGAGGCCATGGGATACGAGCGAGTGACCCCGGAGGAGATGCCGGGAATGCAGCACATCACCATCGATTCAGGCCAGTTCGCTGGCTGCATCGGCCATAAGGAGATGGTGTTGTTCAAGCTCCCGATCGATCTCTATCAGGAATATATGAAGATCGCGCACCACGAGCGTCCCTACGAGCAAGAGGAGCGCGTACGCGAGACGGCCCGGTACATCCAAGAGACAGCCCGCGAAGGCGGGGCAGCTGTCTACCTGGGCGATGGTACGAGTGAGTTCATCAACGCGCGGCAGCGCCGCGAACCAACCTTCGAGTAACCTCAAATGGCATCGACTCAGACCCCTTATGGCTTGCTGGCGCGGTGGCACCCGAGCGGTCAGGCGCGTTCCAACCAGTATGAGAACGTCCTGCTCTCAGGACAGACTCCGGCCATCTATTACGGCTCCCCTGTGATGTTGGCGCGTGGTGCCAACTCCACCACGGTCTCCGTTCCGACCTTCCAGTCTGCGGGCACTGCGGGCACTGCCGTATCGGTCGCAGTCGGCGCCACGGTGGCCACTAACCAGCTGGTTTTGTTGCCCGCCCAGATGACCTCGGGTGGCAACAACTCGGGATCGGCCACGGGTAACGGCTTCTGCAAGCTCCTGGGCTCCTTCGCAGGCGTCGAATACACCGATCTCAATGGTCGCCGGCAATACTCGAAGTTCTGGACTTCGGGCCAGCAAACCTACCCTGGAACCTACACGATCGCCTATGTCTGGGACGATCCGGAGAACGTGTATCAGATCCAGGCGGATGCGGCAGTCAGTACCATTTCGGGCCTGACCACGACCAACTTCCCGGCCCTCACGGGCCTGCAGTTCAACCTGAACGCAGCGGATCTGGGCGTTGGTGGCAACCCGTCCGGTAACGCGGTCCCAGTTGGCCAAAGTGCCCAGCGCCTGGCGATCAGCTTGCTCAACTCGGCGGGTAACCAGGGCCAGCTCATGGTGGTCCAGGCGCCGGACTTCTCCAGCCCGGTAGGCAATGTCATGGATGCCTTCCCGGATCTCTACGTCAAGATCGCCTTCAGTCAAGTTGGCCGATCCATGGTTGCTATCTAATCGGAGTAGCTGTAAATGGCCGCACCAATTCGGAGTTCAGACCTTAAGGCGGTTGTCGAGCCGATCCTGAATAAGGTCCATGACGGCGTCATGCTCCAGCGTAAGAACGAGTGGGAGGAGGTCTTCACGGAAGTGAAGGGCACCGCCCGCGCCTATCACGAGGAGCCGATGCTGTTTGGCTTCACGGCAGCTCCGGAAGTCCCGGACGGCCAGCCGTATGTCTACCAGCAAGGCGGTACGCTGTTCATTCAGCGATACGTCTACAAGGTCTATGGCATGGCCTTCGCCATCACCAAAGTCCTGGCTGAGGACGGTGATCATATCCGCATCGGCAAGATCTTCGCCGAGCATGCCACCCAGTCCCTGATCGAGACTCAAGAGCTGCTGGGAGCGAACGCGATCAACCGCGCCTTCAACTCCGCGTATGTCGGCGGCGACGGCGTCTCGCTTATCAATACCGCGCACCCGATCTACGGCGGTTTGACATTCTCCAACCAGCTGGCCTCGGCAGCGGCCCTGTCCCAGACCTCCTTGGAACAGCTACTGATCCAAATGCGCTCGGCGGTGGACTCCACGGGCCGCAAAATCCGCGTAGAGCCTTACAAGCTCGTCCTGAGCCCCTCGAACCTCTTGCAGGGTGAGGTGCTCCTGAAGAGCGTCCTGCGTACCGGCGCAATGGTGAATGACATCAACCCGGTGCCGGCCATGGGCCTGCTCAAGGGCGGCCAAGCCAATCTGGCGCGTCTTACCTCCAACACTGCCTGGTTCATCCTGGCGAGCAAGGAGACGGTGAAGATGGGCCTTCAGATGGTTCGTCGCCGTGGTGTGGAGCGCTCAATGGAGGGCGACTTCGAGACCGATTCCGCCCGGTACAAGTTGGGCGAGCGCTATGCTCCTCACTCTTGGACCGACCCGCGCGCTCTTTGGGGCACGCCGGGCCTTTAACAGGAGACCCGAATGGCAGGTCCAACAGTAGTTCCCGGCCCGCTGGTCGCGATCGGGAACCAAAGCCCGATCCAAAACCGTGACTACGAGTCCGGGCCCAGTGCCTTCAATGACGGCACGGCTGTCGTGGATGATCGCTTTGTCATCGCCCAGGGCGCTTTCCCCAATCGCTTCTACGCGCTGAACGCGAGTGATTTCATCTGCACGGTTGATGGCTTCCCAACCGCCTCGGCCACGAACAACATTGTGAACGCCCAGGGTGCCGGAGGTGCTGCCGGTACGTCCCTTACCCTGGCGACTGGTACGGTACAGTCGGCTGTCTCGAACGTTCCTATCGCGCCTTGGACGTTGACAACGGATGTCTACGGCAATCGATACTTCACCCCTCCACAGATACTAGCCTCCAACGTGGTGACCGCAGGTCTCACTTTGGACTTTGGAATGTGTGCGGGAACGACCTTCACCTCCTCGACGGTCACGCTCTCCACCACGACGGGTCCGGGTTACGGGGTGGTGCCGAACCAGTATGCGGGGCAGACGGTCAATAAGAATCAGATCGTTCAGCTACAGACCACCAACCATGTGCAGCCGGAGACCATGTTCGTCCCCGGGCAGTACATCATTGTCGCGAATGCCGGCAATGCGGGCGGCACGGCCCCTCTGATCGCTCAGATCCTGGCGATCGATTACGCCAACCACTATCTGTACATCAATGCGGCGGCACAATCGGCTGTGACCAATGGGGGTATCGGCAATGCCAACCCTTACGGACCCGCCGTGGGCATCGCGTACTGGCCGTATCAGGTGGATGGCGCGACGCTCTTGTTCGATCCTCGCCAAGGCATCTCGCGTGTGCTGTCCTATGTCAGCTCCAACGCGGGTGATACCACGGTGACCGTGACGGTTTCTGGATGGGACGTCTACGGCATTCCGATGACCGAGACCATCACCTTGAACGGCACTACCGCTGTGGCGGGCAAGAAGGCCTTCAAGGCCATCAAGTCCGCCGTTACGGGCGCGGCCAGCTTGGTGGGTAACGTGAGCATTGGAACCCAGGCCACCTCCAACGGGGTAGTTGGATTGAACATCCGTACGGATACCTTTTCGTATCTGAACGTGGCAGTAGCAGATGCCCAGGTGGGTGCCAATACGGGCTTCACCAAGGCAGACCTGACCTGGCCCACCACGGCAACCACGGGTGATGTTCGAGGCACCTATGCGCTCCAGGCGGCTGCCAATGGCACCACGCGCGTTTACATCGCGGTGAATCCGTCGCAGTACAACTGGTCGCAGGCCACCAACCTCACGCCTCATCTGGTGTTCGGTAATACCCAGTTCTAAGGGAGCTTTGAATGCGCCCGGTGCGCTTTACATTGTCGGCGGCAGGTAGCCAACTGGTTCCGCTGGATTGGCGTGCCGGTCCTATCAACGTGGCTATCAATGCGGTGGTCTCAGGGACAGTCACCTACACCATCACGCAGACATTGGATGATCCGTACGCGGCTTCGGCACCGACAAACTTCTTTGCGGTAGGAAGCAACTTCGCTGCCGCCACCACCAGCCAACAAGGATCACTGGTCAACGTGCCGGCTACCGCGTTGAACGTGACCTATTCCTCGGGCACCGGTACGCTGTCCCTGGAAATCGTTACCAGCAGCGCCTTGGGAGTTTGACATATGGGTAAGATGCGATCCGGTTGGGACTTCCTGCCCGAGCATGGCTTCCATGGTTCTGTATCCAAGGGCACGACCCACGTATCCGGTTACAGTCGCCACAAGCCGAAGTTTGCCAAGGGCGGCGAAGTCAAACCACCTGGGCGGCCTTTCCCGGCCGCCAAGATCCCCACTCCAACAGTCGGCGCCAAGGGTCCTGACCTCAACATCAAAGCCGCGGGAAATCATCTGGCGTATGCCAAGGGTGGGTTCATTAGTGAGGACTCAGAGCCGCATGAGAGCCAGACTGGCTACTCTCATTCGGACCACGAGGTCCACGAACATATGGAGGCTCGCCGAGGCGGCAAGATCCATAAGGCCAAAGGTGGCCCGGTTCACAACCACTTCAAGCCCGGGCATCGGATTGAAAGCCATCCCCATGGCATGGGCATCCATCATCCTCAACACGGTCACAAGTCCGGAGCCCATGGAAAGGATCATCATCTGGCTCCGCCTCATGGTAAGCACGGGCATAAGCATTTCGCCGTGGGCGGGATTGCCCGGCCAACGGGGATGCCTCGGGCCCCGGTGCTCGGGATGAAACGCATCCGCCATGCTCCCGGGATGACGGGAGGCAAGAGTATGGGCCGCCCTCAGCCAGGCATCCCTGGGCTACCCCAGGCTGGCACGGCCGCAATGGGTCAGCAGCCGATGAAACCTCGCGGGATGGGCGGTCAGATGGGCTCCATGGTTGGCACGCCGATGAAGAAGGGCGGCAAGTGTTAAGTGTCCTCGGGGATACTCGCTTCTAGTTCAACAGTCCTCGGGGGGCTTACCGGCCCCTATGGGGCAACCTTTCAGGCTGACATCGTCAATCCCAACGGGATGGACCTGATGAGTTGGGCCGCAGCCTTCGTCTATGTCATCTCTCATACGGTAGCGCTGCCTTTCCTCCTCGGTGAGGACAGTTTCCATGCCTGGGCCACACGGGTGATGCAGGAGCCGCAGCTGCTGCCATTCAATCTCCCTGATCCGACTGGGAAGACCTGGCAGGAATGGGCGATTGGCGTCAATAACGCCCTATCGACGAACGCCGGGCTATAGCGGTACAGTACCGCATCTTTATGGCTGCCCCATGCAGGGCCTACGCCACTTCGGTTCCTTACGGAGTCACCCTGCATGGCGAGTTTTGCCAACGGCACACAATCCAACGTCCTGAAGCTGATGTTTCAGGCCGTGAACTGGGCGAATATCGCTGATAACACCGCGACTTCTCCCGCCACCAGCCTATATATCTCGCTTCACAATGCTGATCCGGGTGAAGCGGGCACTCAATCGACCAATGAGACAGCCTACACCAACTATGCACGGGTTGCGGTAGCCCGGACCACGGGTGGATTCAATGTCTCGGGCACTTCGCCGGCCACCGTTTCTAACGCAGCGGCAGTCAATTTTCCCCAATGCGGAGTCACAGGCGACACGATCACTCACTTTGGGATCGGATTGGCCTCTTCTGGCGCCGGCACGCTTCTCGCATCAGGCCCAGTGGGTGCGGGTCCCGCGTTGGAGTTCACTTGTACTTCCGCCTCCCCAGGCGTTCTGACTGTTCCGAACTCCTCCTTCGCGGTGAATAACCGCGTTTCGGTTTACCCCACAGCGACCGGCACGCTCCCTTCCGGCTTCACGGAAGGCACGGTTTACTTTGTGGGCACGGTCTCCGGTACCACCGTTACCCTTTCGACCACTTCCGCCAACGGCTCGCCCGTCAACACCAGCTCGGTGGGCGCGGGCGTGATCATCCTGCAGACCCCGCTGGTGGTTTCCACCAACATCACCCCCTCGTTTGCCATCTCCGCGATGGTCGCCAAGCTCTGGTAAGGAACTCTCTCTATGTCATCCAATAGTTGGGCTCAAACACTGATCACCGCGCAGGTGGCGGGCAATGCCCTGACGGCCGCCTCGGCTGCCTCCTATTTGCCTCCTGCGGCCCGGTTCACCTTCCCGGCTAACTACCTGAAGATCGGTGATCGCTTCAACATCCGCGCAGCTGGAATCATCTCCTGTGTGGTCACCACCCCAGGCACGGCACGCTTTGACGTGCGTGTGGGTTCAGCCGTCGTGTTCGACTCCCAGGCCATGAACCTCAATACCACGGCCCAGACCAACGTTCCGTGGTTTCTGGATATCGAGCTGACCGTACGTTCGATCGGCAACTCCACCAACGCCACCATGATCGGTCAGGGCACATGGACATCCCCTGCTGTGGTTGGCTCGCCTGCCAGTTCTGCCGGTGGGAACGGCGTATTTGCTCTGCCGGTCTCGGGCGGCGTGGTGGTGGGCGCCGGCTTTGATTCCACCGTCTCCAACGTGATCGATTGTTTCTTCACGCAGACCGTGGCCACCGGCTCCCTGACCTGTCAGCAGTATTCGTTGACATACTGCACCTGATCGAATGAGCTTTTTCGGCGCCTATCGGGGCTACACCCCCACTGCCGCTCCGCCAAACTGGCAACTCCAGACGGGCCATTACGTCCAGTCTGTTGCTGTGCCGGACATTGTTCATCCGCGCCCGGACAATGATAGTGGTGGCCTGGCAGGTGGCAACCCCAATACCTGGGAGCGGGCTCGTCTGGCCCCCAGTGGGGTTCCTTGGCGGATTCCGATCCGGATGCGGTACGGAGCATGGCCTTTCCAATATCAGCTCATCTCAGGCCCTGCCGGGATGTCCATCGGACAGCACTACGGAGATCCTGACTACGGAATTCTGAGCTGGGCCAATCCGGTGATCGGAACCTACACCATTACGGTGCAGGTCACCACGCAGGACTTCGGCCGCACAGCGGGCTCTGCCGACCCCATTGGCCAATATAGCGTCTCGTGGACCTTGGTGGTCGCGGACAAGACAGATGTAACCAAGTTTGTCTGGCTGGATGCCGTCAATGGCAACGACGCCAACAATGGCTCCTTCGGTTCACCGTGGAAGACTCTTTCCGGATTCAGTGCGGCGAGCACCTCGGGGAAGCAGCTATTCCTGCGCAATGGCACCTATGCCATGAATGTGTTCTCGGCCATCCTCGACCTGACCAGCCGAGCAAAGGTCTGGGTAGGTTACCCGGGCGAGTCCGTCACGATCGATTATACCGGCGCCTGGAGTGGCACAGATATTTGGATCTTGTTCAACGGCTCAAGTGGCGTGGGAAGCGGTGGCTGCTGCACTCATAACATCACCTTCAACGGCAGCCCGTCTAACTGGGCGACCGTCAATTCGGGCAGCAACCACGATCAATTTCACATTTTCCATTACGGCGACCGAGCGCTGTACTACGAATGCACGTTCACCAATCTGAACGGATATAACACAAACGGGAACTGGTCAAACTGGCAAGGTGTTTTCCCTGCTGCCACGGGCACCATGCACAACTACTTTGTCTTTACAAACAACACCTGCTCCAACATGCAGAATATGCAGTCAGGCGGGGGTCTGATTGCCTATTCCATGCGTGCCTATGTGGTGGAAAATAACACCATAACTGGATTTTCGAATCCGAAGAACATCCAATCCGGGATCTTCATCAAAGGCCACAATTCCAAAGGCAGCGTGCGCGCCAATCATGCCTGGGTACAAGGAGGCACCTTCGCATCTCCGGCAGCTGGGATAAGCACCGGTGGTGTGGTGATGTACCAGGGAAATGACGGCGGCTCGGGCGACAACCCAGATCAGAATGAGAGCTGTTGGAACATGATGTTCAACACCATCGGGCCGAACAATGGAGCCTTCCCTTCTGCCACGGTATACGGCAATGCGAGCTTCTCCAGTTGGACCGGATGGGAGTATCGGAACACGGTGGTTGGGCCCCGCTGGGCGAGCGGAGCGTCAGGGCAGACATGCACGCTTTTCTCAACCAATAACGTCATTTGCAGCGAACATGGCGTTGAGAACGACGCCACGCATTATGGCGCCACCAACCTCACGCTGAATGTGAGTGGTGATGTCGTGGACTCGTATGCCAATAGGGTCAACGTTGTGGACCCCTCAACTGGGTACGTCCTGACGGCCTACGCAAACGCCCATGGCATCACGCTTGGAACTGTTGGGCATCAGGTGCTCTGATGGCCGATTTCACCTTAAACGCCCCTGGAACGACCAATAATCCCTGGACTCCGGCCAATGTGATTATCCCGGTTTCCACGATCAAGTCAGATGCGACCGGGTGGCGCGCGAGTGCGGCAGGCACGTATGCGTGCTTTGCCCACAATGCCACCTACGGGTCGACAATCACGACTACCTTCACCATCGCCTCTGGAGGGGCGAGCAATGGTGATGACATCGTTCTAGGCGCGTTGGTTCGCTCTGGAGTAAATGCCGGGGCTGGACTTGGGATCGTTGTTGGTGCTTTCACCTCGCACGTAGTGACCTGGGATCCAACCGGGTTGGAGACGAATATCAGCTCGTCTACCAGCATCACTCGGGCAAACAATGACGTTTGGTCTGTCACGGTAGCCATCAGTGGCGGCACCGCGACCATTACAGCTCTCCAGAATGGCTCCTCCGTCACCTTCAACGCGAATACCACCACGACCTATACCGGGGAGGCGTCCCTGGCAGCCGGGGGTGGCTTTGAGCCGTTCAACAACAACAGTTTGTATCTTTCCCAGTTCACAGGAACTGGGGTCGTCGCCACGAATACTTTTGGAATTATTACGATTCCAACTTACAGGTTTGTCTATACCTAGAGGTTAGTATGGCCGCTTCCGGTTTGCTTTACGTAGTGGGATTCGAGAACCTGACGGTCACCAATGCCGTACAGGACATCTGGGAGTTCGTGGCCGCAGCGGGCGTCTCGATCCTCATCCATTCGGTTCGCTTTACCGTCTCCCCCACGATCACTTCAGGTGTTGCGCAGGATGTGCGCATTCGCCTGCAGATGCAGCAACGCAGTACCACAGGTTCGGGCGGTACGGGCCAGACCCCTCGGGCTGTCAATCGCCGTAACACGGTTGCGGCAGCCACGACCTGCAATTCAGGCGTGACCACACCCGGCACGGCAGGCAACGCCTGGGGCTCTGATCTGGTCTCGATCATCGTCCCATACGAGCGCATCTTTACTCCGGATCAGAGAATTCCGATCTCCGGAGGCTCGCGGTGGAATCTGACGCTGGTGGCCGCTCCCGGGGCCTCTTACAGCGCCTCGTCAGAAGTCTATTTCGAGGAAATCTGATCCCTTGAGGTAGCCCCCTTATGGCCTCTGGCATGGTGCTGTACCCCGTCACCAGCACCGTGCTGGTCCAGGGGGATGGCTGGGCGGATGCCCGCTACAACTCGACGCAGGCGCTGCAGGCTTTCCGGCAGACCGTGACGCCGAATGGTCCCATCAATGGGACCCTGGTTTCCTCTTCGACTGTCCTGGGCAACCTGATTGGCTTTCAGGTACCCAATGGACAGGCTCTGTGGCCGTACAACCAAGTTGTTTTGGTTGAGAGCCCGGATTTCCCGAGGCAGCCGGATCGCACGGCGCTACTGTTTCTGTTCCGATCTGCCCAGGGACAGAACGTCACGCAGGTCAATGATGGATGGATACCGGACCCACCGGGTCGAGGCGCCCAGCCTCGCGGGGATTTCCTGTTCTTCGGGCCCCCGCTGTCCTATTCGCCTCCTACCACGGTTGGGCCGCTGTCTGGAGTCATCGCCTCCGGATCGCTGATCTCAGGGGCTCTTATTCCGAGCCCCCCGTTGGTTGGCTTTATCCCGGCTCCAGGGCCTGGACTTGCCTCTCCGCTCAATATGAATCAGTTCGTATCTCCTCCGGGAGATACGAGCAATTCGTCGGCCCTCGTCGCCTTTATCTATGGGCAGACGCTTCAGAGCCAGTCTGTAGCCTATGGGCAACTTGTGGGGGCAGGAGCCCTGTTCGGGCTCACTCCGATCACCACAACGACCTATGGCAATCTCCAATTCGTTCCGGCTGGATCGATCCCGGGCTTCCTGGCCTCTTCCAGTACGGTCTATGGCTCGATTGTTGGAGTGGGGGCCTTGGCCGGGCTCTCCATCAGCAACTCCCTCTTTGAGATGCAGGGGATTGGTGGCTCATTCATCCCGCTGGTGCCCATGCGGGCTGTGACAGATGTCCGGTTGAACATCGGCTACCAGCCCTGGAGGGTGCATCCGGATGATGTTATCGGGTAAAGTCCGCTAGCTTTCGCGGGCATGTTCCCCTCGGGTTGAGCGGCCTCAGTGTATCCATCATTGAGGCGCTTTCGTGACCGTACTCTGCGGCGACCCAACCTTCTCCACCTATACCTCAACGGGGCCCTCCGGCTCTGATGGGGCATACCTTGCGCCGATCCCGTTCATCGCCACGTCCTCGGGGACGGTCTCCACCCTCTATGCTTACCTGAATCCTGCCTCTGCTCAGCAGTTTGTCATGGCGCTCTATGATGGCGTCCAGCAGCTATTGGTGTATTCCGCTCCAATCACCGTACAGCCCAACGCAGGGCTTACGGCCTTTCGGGTGACAGCGACCCCGGTCATTGCTGGCCAGGCCTACCAGATCGTTCTGTTCGCGCCCCAGAGTTCTGGAGGCTTCACCTTCGGCACGGATACCACGGGGGTGGCAGGGGCGCTCCATGTCATAGGAGCCAATAGCACCTTCCCTGTGCCTCCTACGATCCTCTCAGGCGGCACAACTAGCGTGTATGCCGCGCCGACTTTCTTCGCCGATGGGAACGCCCAGGCTCAGGTGATCACCACCAGCGGGGTGATCGGCCAGGAGACGTTGAATCTCACGCAAGTGATTGAGCGCGCCTTCAATCGCTGCAAGATCCGTACGTCGATCATCTCCGAAGAGATGATCCGGATTGCCCGTGAGGAGCTGTTCATGCTCCTCACCTCAGAGCTTGCCAATCGCGGCCCGCAACTCTTTGCGGTTGACATACAGGTATTGCCATTCACCGCGCACTTGGCGGCAGTGCCCATGCCGGCCGGCACGATCGATGTCCTCAACGCCAATCTGCGCCAGCAGAGTGCGCTACAGTCGAGTGCCGCGACCACGTACACGGCAGCCACCCCGATCCGGATCAATACCGTGGGGGTTACTTGGGCGGGTCCGGCTGTCCCCATACAAGTCTGGGCGGATGGCCAATTGGTAGCTTCCTCCCAACCCAATGCGTCCGCAGGTCAGACAACCCTGGTTGATCTGGACGGAGCGCCCACCGCGTTGAGCTGGTCAATCGTCGCCGATCCCGTTCCGCCGAATCCTCTGGCGGCGGGTCAGCTGTTGACATCCAATGTGGCGTTCTATCAGACCCTCTTTCAGGTTCCATTGGCCCCCTATTCCAGGGATGACTTCGCGAACCTGAATAATACCTTCTTCGAGAGCCGCCCATTCCAGTATTGGCTGGACCGCCAGGAGCCCTGGCCCATCATGCGTCTGTGGCCCACCCCAGGACTCAATGAGCAGAACAACGCTTGCCTTGTGATCTGGCGTCACCGCCAGATCATGGATCTCGGGGATCTCGCCCAACGAGTGGATGTGCCCAACCGATGGCTGGAGGCGATCGTGGATGGCCTCGCCAAGCGCCTGGCCTATGTGATTCAGGAAGTCTCCCCTCAGCTCATCCCGATCTTGGAGGCCAAGGCCGAGCGCAGCTTGAATAACGCCCGAATGGAAGAGCGTGAGAACGCTCCCATGCGCATCCAACCGCGTATCTACTGTTATACGAGGTAGCCATGCCACGCTTCATCGATCCTCGCAATCATCCTTCTTACGGCATCGGACTGTGTGCCCGCTGCGGGCTCAAGTTCCCGCTGGATGAGTTGGTGGATGATCCGAACTATCCAGGCCTCAAGGTCTGCATGAAGAACGACGATGTGGATGAGTACGATCCATATCGTCTGCCACCTCGTGAGCCGGACAACATCACGCTGGAGTTTGTGCGCCCCGACTTCCCCGTGGCCACGCCACTTCCTACAACTGCTCCGGAAAATCCTGGCTGGCCCCCAGCTGACTCCGTATCGCCTGATGGCGTGACCTTTATCCCAGGAACCTGACATGTCAACTGTTCTTCGCAGTCTGCGCTCTTCAGCCATTGGTACGAGCACGGTCAATGTGGGCAACTACACGGCTCCAAGTGTAACAACGGGAGTTGTGATCACAGGGTTGCTTTGCGTCAACCGATCTGGTTCTACCATCACGGTGAGCGTATCGATCTCTCCAGGCAGTGATACTCAGAATGGGACTTTTCTGGTTAGTGGAGGCTCAATTTTGCCCGGGGGGTCCCTCACGCTCGCTGACGAGGGGAATAGGCTCACATTGAATGCCACTAATGTTGTCCAGGCGGCTTCCAGCCTTGCCAGTTCATTGGATATCACCATGTCGGTGGCTGAAATCACATGAGTATGAAATTCCAAGGCCCGGCTTCCGGGGGCAATCCGGTAGTTCGCTGGGTCGGAAATTTCTCTCTGGTGAATCGGGTATCAGGCCAGGGACTGATTGTGGCATCCGAAAACGGGCTTACCTTCGGCAATGCCAACGACAACCTGCCGGTCAACTTTCTGGGCACCGGGACAGTCACGGTCAATGGTCTGATTGCTGCCAATCGGACCCTTGCCGTTACGGGCCCTTCTGGCGGGGAACTGGTCTCTTTGAAAGGAGCGGCAGCAGGCTCGGCCAATATCGCTTACCTGACCTTCCGTGATTCGAACAACATCCGGACTGGATACCTTGGCGACGCCGACTCTCGCGACCAGAACATCTATCTCTCATCGGATAATGGGTCTATCGTTTTCGCCCCAAATGGAGGTACCGGTGGTGCCCAGATGGTGGTGAGCGCCGCGCTATATTCCTTTGGCGATACCACCAACAATCCAACCTTCAATTTCCTCGGCACTGGATCTGGATCGGTAAATGGCCCTTGGACCTTCAATCCAGGGGGCGGAATTCCGATCACTGCAAACGGTCCAGTAGGCAACTGGACCACCTTTGTCAGCGGAGCCAACGCGGGGTCTGCTTCTTTTGGGCTTCTTGTTGAAGCTGGCACCTCTGCAAGTGATACGGCTTTCTACGTTCTCAATCGGGCTGCTACCATTTCCTTCTTCAGGATCTTTGGTGATGGCTCAACGTGGATTGGCAATAACGGTACCTATCCTCCACTGAGTATCACCTCGTCGATTACGCAGATCAACAGCAACCAGGGACAGGCACTGGCTGTCAGCTCCACTGCCCCACCGTATATAGCATTCCAGCGCAATGGAACATCGTTTGGTTATATAGGAGATCGGAATGCGCTGTCATCGGGGACGATTGGCGATATCGCGATCCGTGGACAGGCTGGACTTGCCCTGGTAATCAATGCTGGCACGGAGGCGCTGTACATCAGTAGCTCCAACGTGTCCCTCTTCAAGGGCACTGTCCAGGCACAAGATGCGGGCGGAAGTGCATGGACCCTGGGCTGGCTCGGAACTCCTGTCAATCAAGTTTCTGGTAACTACACGCTGGGTCTCTCTGATCGTGGCAAGGAAATCCAGCAGGTCGGAGTAGCTGGATCGACCATCACCGTGCCCGCCAACGTCTTCAGCGCTGGAGACGTTGTGACCATTACAGCTCTCAACAGTACGAACAACTACACGATCGCCCCGGGCGGCGGGATGACAATGTACTGGGCTGGGAATGGCACGACAAACGGCAGCCGGACTTTAACTAGCGTCGGAATCGCCACGATTCAGTTCCAATCAACCAACGCCTGTTTGATCACAGGAGCCGGCCTCTCATGACCGGCATCCTCAACATCCTGGCGGGGGCTTTCCCGTTCGTGGCCTTCTCTCCGGTCAAGCGTACTTATACCTCCGGTTCCGGAGCGGACACGATCCCGGTAGGAGCGAAGAACGTCGTGATCGAAGTCTGGGGTGGCGGGGCTTCTGGTGGCGGCGGGCAAGGCAGCCTCTGCGCGAATAATGGAGGGGGTGGCGGAGGCGCAGGAGGCTACTCACGCTCCTCTATTTCCCTGACTGGTCCTGACTGGAATCTGACCCTGAACTATTCCGTGGGGGGTCAGGTTGCAGGAGTAAGCGGCGCCACAGCAAACGGCAACAATGGCAATGGATCGAGTGTCTCCTCGGGGACCAAGTCCATCACCACGCTGACAGGCAATGGCGGCTCGGGCGGCCAGGCTTACAACAACGGCCGAGGCGGCGGAGGCGGCGGAACAGCCTCGGGAGGCAATGCGGCTAATGTCACGGGAGGGGCCGGCACTTCAGGAACCACCGGCGCAGGCGGCGGCAATGGCGGCTCTGCTGTTTCAGGCGTCAATGGCGGTCCCTACGGCGCAGGCGGAGCGGGGGCAGGCATTGGCGCTGGAACCTCTGGTGTTGGAGCTGCTGGCGGAATCATCTTTTCATATACATGATTCATTACTCATATTACGTTTCCGGGAAGCTTGTTGGGGTGCGTTACGAGTTTGATGCATCCGGTGACACGCTTGCCTCTCATAAACATACGCCTGAGCTATGTCACAACGTCGTCGTGCTCAAGGGCTCTGTCAGTGTCCAATCCGGTGATCTGAGGCACATCCTCCTGGCCGGCGAGATATTTGATTTCGATGGCACGGCCATGCATGAGATCCAGGCCCTGGAGGATCACACCAGGGTCATCCATTTCCTTCTTGATCCGCCAGCAGAATTGGCTGATCAGGTGAAAGACGATATCGGAGTACACGTTCAACCATGATTGAAGTCAAACCAGAAGATAAATTCATGCTCGCCGTGACCGGGCTTGAGCTGCAAGTTCTCGTCACCGGTCTTGGCGAGTTGCCTCATAAAATCGCCGGCCCTGTGGAGGGAGCGATCCTCAAACAGGTGGAGGAACAGGCCAAGAAGCCTGAGTAACCCATGCCGGACGGGATGACATTCAATTCTCTGCAGGCAGACATCCGGAACTATCTGGAGCGCGGTCAGGTATCTGACCCCATCGTCTACCAGCAGCTGCCGAAGCTCATCAACAATGCTGAGCGACGGATCTCCCGTGGCGTCAAGATCCTGGGATTCCAAAGGCCGCTTACGAACAACTTCACGGCCGGCACACCTCTCATGCCAAAGCCTGATCGATGGCGTGAGACCATCTCTTTCAACTTCGGCCGGTTCAATCCGAAGACGGGGCAGTACACCAGGCGCACGCCCATGTTCAATCGGTCATATGAGTTCATTCGTCGCCACTGGCCGGATGACTCGGTGACTGGCGCGCCGCTTTACTTCGCTGACTATGATTACAACAACTGGGTGATTGCTCCCACTCCAGATCAGAACTATCCATTCGAGGTGATGTTCTGGGAGATGCCAGCGCTCCTTGATAATGCGAACCAGCAGAATTGGATCAGCATCTATGCCCCGGAGGTTCTGTTGTATTCGAGCCTGCTTGAATGCGCTCCGTTTCTGAAGAACGATGAGCGTATACCGGTCTGGGAGGGCCTCTTCAATGAGGGCATGAAGGCTCTCTCAAATGAAGACATTCAGGATCTCGTGGGTCGCGCCACTGAGACACGGCAAAGCGTATCCACTGGAGGGCCTCCGTAAATGGCTGGGCAAGGCTATGGTTCACCACTGACGAACGGGCTCACGATTCTTCCGAGCCCGACAACCTTTACGGCGTACTCCCTGATCGCAGGGACCACCACGCAATTGCAGTGGGCTACGGATAACTTCCCGGCCAACTCGAATGTGCTCGCGGAGCTGATGAATATCACGCCGCTGGGCACGGGCTGCACGCTGCAGATGCCGGCCGCCACGAATACTTCGCTGGGTGAGAAGGCTCTAGTCTTCAATTCCGGATCGACTGCTTTCACAGTGGCCGATAACCTGGGCAATACGATTGCCAGCATCAACCCAGGCGCTGCGATCTACTTCGCGCTCACCAACAATCTCACTGCCAATGGGACGTGGCTCACGTTCCAGTTTGGTGCCGGAACTTCGGCCGCCAATGCGGCGGCCTTGGCTGGGGCGGGATTGAGTGCGAACGGTCCCTTCCTGCAGCAGGTGATGGCCGTTACGACGCTCAATGCCGCTTACACGGTGGGCGTCAATGATCGGGATAACCTCCTCAACTGGGTGGGCGGCGCCGGCACGATCACGCTTCCGGCCGCTCTCGCGGTGGGGTCGAACTTCTACATCCAAGTCCGTAATTCTGGCTCCGGCACCCTTGCCATTGCCCCTAACGGGTCTGATCTCATCAATGGGGCGAATAGCCTTTCGATGAATGTCAATGACTCATGCTTTCTGGTCACGGATGGAACGGGCTGGTGGACGATCGGCTTGGGATCGATCAACACCAATATCTTCAACTTCCAAGTGGTGAATCTCGCAGGGCAAAGCGGGACCTACGTGCTGCCCTCGAACCTGCAGAACAAGGTCGCCTATCGATTCACGGGGGCTTTGGCGGGGAACACCAACATTCAGGTCCCTACCACGGTACAGCAGTATTGGGTCGATAACCAGACCAGCGGCGGGACGCTCGGGATTGGCACCAGCGCCCAGATCAGTGGGAGTACCCAGTTTACGATCACCTCCGCCGCCCGGTTCATCCTTTACTGCGACGGCACCAACGTTGTGAATGCGGCCACCGCTGGTATCGGTATTCCGCTGGCGGTCTCCCAGGGAGGAACCGGCGCGACCACCCCAAGTAATGCGCTCACCAATCTGGGCGGCACGACGGTTGGCGTAGCGGTCTTCACTGCCGCCAATCAGGCAGCGGCCCAAAGCTCCTTGGGCGTCCTGTCGTCCGAGGATTCCACGATCTGGGGGATCATCTTCTGATGGCGACGCAGCCCTTTCCGCTCATCTTCGAGCCTGCCATCCAGCGCGATGGTCCGGAGTTGAGTCATAAGGCCTACACGGATGGCGTGTGGATGCGGTTCCAGAGAGGCCTGCCCAGGAAGATGGGCGGCTATCAGACACTCTCGCAAAGCATGACGGGAATATCCCGAGGCTTACACGCGCAGACGTTGAGCGGTCAGTCCTACATCCATTCCGGATACGCGGGCGGCATCGAGCTGTACACGATCGACCAGAATGGGAACACCTCGGTCCCGGCGAACCGAACGCCTGGAGGCTTCACTTCGAGCGCCAATAACATCTGGCAGATCACCTCCTATTACGACATCAACTCCAGCACGCAGCAGGTGCTGGCCTTTGTGATCCCTGGGCTTGCGGATATCGCCTATGGGGCTACTACCGGGAACCTCTATGCAGGGCCGATCTACACCACGGCAGCCCTGACCTCGGTCTCGGGGCTTGCCACTGATGCAACCGGTGGGGTGCTGGTCATCCCGCCCTATACGCTCGTCTACGGCTCCAATGGGCTCGTGCAATGGTCGGTCGCGAACAAACCTCTGGACTTTGTGGATGCAGGATCAGGCGCAGCTCGGGTAACCGAGCAGAAGATTGTGAAGGCGATGCCTCTGCGCGGCGGCGGCGGCTTCTCCCCATCCGCATTACTATGGTCCATCGACTCCGTCATCAGGATGTATTTTGTTGGCGGGGCGCCGGTATTTTCGTTTGACATACTGACGGATAACTCCTCGATCCTCTCCTACCAGTCGGTGGTGGAAGTGGAGGGGGTATTCTTCTGGATCGGTCAGGATCGGTTCCTGACCTACAACGGCGTGCTCCAAGAAGTTGCCAATCCACGGAATATCAACTTCTTTTTCGACAATCTCAATCGAAAGTACTCCCAGAAGGCCTTCGCGGTGCGCAATACCCGCTGGGGGGAGATCTGGTTCTGTGCGCCGCTCTTTGGCGCGACAGAATGCAACTGGGCGGTCATCTATAATCATCGTGAAAATACATGGTATGACACCCCATTGCCGAATTCTGGCCGCTCGGCGGCGGTCTTTAACGAGATCAGCTCGGCGGGGTTGCTGATGACCGGAGTGGATCTTTACAACAACACCACCTATCGGCTCTGGCAACACGAGGTTGGGACAGACCAGATCGATGGGGCGACCACCTCTGCGATCAACAGCTCCTTCACGACCGGAGTGATCTCGCCCACGACCTTCCAGCAACCTCTGGATAAGACGCTCCACCTTGACTCCCTGGAGCCGGATTTCATCCAGGCGGGGGATATGACGGTTAACATACTGACTCGGGCGAACTCCAAGCGTCCCTACACTACCGTCAGCTCTCAGACAATTTCTGCATCGCCGCCGACAACGGCGGCGGGGGAGTTCTCCACCATCGTGCCCACCCGTGCAAGTGCGCGGCAGATGAAGTTGCAGTTCGTGAGTAATGCCCAGGGGGGTAACTATCAGGCGGGTCGCAACGTGCTCTACGTCGATGTGGATACGGCGAGGCGCCTATGATCAATCCAGGGCAACTTCAAAGCTTCCTACGCCCCGCCAGCTCCCTGGATGGGGCTGCAGGGCAGGGCGCCACAGACGCGAATCTGGGCCTGGGGATCTATGGGGGCCTGAGTCAGGGCAACCTGCAAGGCGATCTCGGAGCTGCCGCTAACGCGGCGAAACTCTATGGAAATATCAGCGGCTCCCCGGAAGCCTCTCAGTTTGGCGGGGATCTCGGAGCTGGCCTCGGTGTGTATGGAGGAATCCAACGCGGAGGTGTGGCCGGGGACACGCAGGCGGCCCTGGCCGCCACGCAGTTGGCCTCCCAGGCGGCCTCCCAGGCGGGGGTGACCGGGGCTGCCCAGCTGGCCTCGGCGGTCTCTCAGTATGCTCCGATTATCGGGATGGCCTTGTCTGCCTATATGGATGCGCAGACCCCGGCCTATGTCTTGAAACCCAGCTACTACCAGAACATGGCCAAGTCATTGGTCAATGGTCCGGGACCGGCCGCGAATCACAGCTACAACGCAACGCCACAGGACCAGCAGCGGGAAGCGAACTACTGGGGGGCTGTTGGAGAGGCGAGCATTTCAGGGGACCCTGCGGAAACTGGCATGTTAAAGGCGTTGGGTATCCAGCCAATGACCCCTGCGCTCCATGATATATCCTACGAGCAACTCAACACGGCTCTGGGTCAGCATGGGATGTCCAACGTAAGGCCTCATGGCCATATGGCGAAAGGTGGAACGGTGACGCACTCCCTGGCAGATATTCTGAATGGCCCGATGTTCTCGGAGCGGGCAGCAACCCCGCATTTCGACGGTGGTGGGTATGTCAATTACTACACCTCGCCGGGTTGGTTGAATGAGGGCAGCTCGATCTCACAAAACACCCCGGACATGCAGCAGTTTGTGCTGCCCAACGACAGCCAACAGTCTCTGCAGCAGGCCTTGCAGAACAATATGCCGAGCACGGGCTATGACCTGAACGGCAACTCGTTCAATGTCAACGAGAACGTGAAGCCCTACGGGGACAATCTTCTACAGGCCGGGTCTCCGGCTCTGCAAAGCCTGCAGACCCCGAGCCATATCCCTGGGATCAATGGCAGCGGCCTCTCCGGGGCCTTGAGTAGCCTTCTCAGCAACCCTTCTCTCCTGGGAGCGCTCCTGGGAGGCGGGGTTGGGCTTGCCGGCGCCCTGGGCAGCAATAACGGGCAGCAGCAGATGCTGGCCAATTACAAGCCCACTCCGCCGCCGATGTTCCAAGGATCGGGCCCTTCGGCCTCGAATATGTACGGCAACTTTACCTCCGATCCCAGGACCCGTTTGAGTCCGACAATCGACTATGCCCATGCGGGTGAACAAGCGCATACGCCGTACCAATTCTTCTCGAACAACTCGGGAGGCCCTACCGCACCTGCCTCTCAGTCCTCGCCCATGCAACAGTATGGAGCCCAGTCGCCGACTCAGACGCCGAGCATGACCTCTCCCAGCCTGAGCCAGCTGATCGCTCTCCTGGGGAATAATTCCTCCGGGCCCACCGTGCATCCAATGCTGCAGGCTCATGGCGGAGCCATCCATCAGCAAGGGCCGCTCGCGGCCTCGATGAACCCCCATCTGACGCCAGCCAGTAAAGGCGGCCCCAACTACATCCAGGGGCCCGGGGATGGCACTTCAGATGACATCGATGCCAAGCTGTCGAATGGGGAATATGTCATGACAGCTCAGGACGTAGCCCTTTTGGGAAATGGATCGAATGAGGCGGGCGCCAAGAAGCTGGATGAGCTACGCAGACGGCTGCGGATGGATGCGGGCAAGAAGCTGGTGAAGGGTGAGCAATTCATGAAGGCGAAGAAAGATCCGTTGGCCTATGCGAACGGGGGCAAGCCATGAGTTTGACGTCATTTCTTTCGCAGCAGCCGATGCAGTATCAGCAGACGCTGAACCAATCCTCGACCACTCTTCCTCAGTGGTATACGGACTATACCCAGGGCATCCTCCAGAATGCGGCTCAGTGGGCGAACCAAGGGCCGCAGACCTACGGAGGCCCACAGGTCGCCCCGCTTTCCAGCGACCAACAGCAGTCTTATCAGACAGTGCAGGGGGCCCAGGGCCTGGGAACGAACCAGGCGCTGCAGGGAGCGAACATTGCGACCAATGCGCTGGGGCAGCAGTCCCCGCTCCAGGCCGCGAACCCTTTTCTGTCAGCCGCGAGCAATACGGCAGGAAGCGCTCTTGGTCAGCCAAATGCGCTTCAGGCGGCCAATCCTTACCTGCAGTCGGCACAAAGCGGTATCCAAAGCGCATTGGGGCAGCCCAATGCCATGCAGGCGGCGAATCCATATCTGCAAGGGGCGGCAGCTCCCATCTCCTCTCAGATGGGGCAGTTCATGAACCCTTACATGAAGGATGTGGTGAATGCGACCGACCAACTCTCGGCGCAGAACTTCAATCAAAACGTGCTGCCTGCTCTACAGGATCAGTTCACGCAAGCCGGCCAGGTGTTGGGCAGCACCCGTCAGGGTGAGTATGCTCAGAAACTCGGAGCTGCGGAGAACTTGAATGAGCAGATGGCGAACTCTTCCCTCCTGGCTAGTGGCTTTAATACCGCCCTGGGAGGGGCCGAGGCCCAACAGCAGGCTCTCGCAGGCCTGGCTGGCACTGCCGCTAACGCGGCTAATGCAGCTCAAGGCACGGGGCTTTACGGGGCTGGTCTTACGGCGGGGCTGGGGTCCACTGCTGGCGGACTTCAAAACGCGGCCCAACAAACTGGCCTATCGGGAGCGGGCCTCTACGGCAACCTGGGCCTGGGCGCGGGTAACCTCCAGAACGCCGGGGTGGGGACTCAGCTGGCTGGAGCGAATACTCTTGGCAATCTCGGCACCACGGCGCTCAACAACACCCTGAACCAGGCGACGCTGCAGAATCAGATGGGCCAGCAACAGCAGGCTCAGACGCAGGCGAACTACAACGTCCCCTACCAGCAGTTCCAACAGCAGGCGAACTTCCCGCTGGCCGCTTCCCAGGCCATGCAAGGGGCCTTGCAGGGCATCCAAGTTCCCTATGGAGTGACGAACTACAACTACTCGCCCTATGCCCAATCCTCCAGCGGCCTCCAGAACCTCGTTGGGGGCGCGGTCTCGGGCCAGCAGCTGGGGAGCATCATCGGCAACCTCGGTAACATCTTCGGCGGCGCCAAGAAGGGCGGCCATATCAAGATGGCAAGCGGCGGCCCTTCCTATCTGCCTGGCTGGCGGGGCATCCAAGGCGTCATCCCCTATGGCACCCGCGTTGCGCCCTATCCGGCCGCTCGGGGTGGCCAGCCCCGCAAGACCCTGACACTCCCCAGGCGCACCTACTCGCCACTGGCGGCCAGCTATGGTTGACATAACCGATCCGGGCTACAGTCCACTTCAGGCGACGGCTGATACCCGCACCAACCTTCTGCCGCTGATGCAGGCGGCGAATCAGAGCTATGAGCTGCAGCGGCAACGGATGGAGCAGGGGCAGGGCATTGCCAATCAGGGCTATGAGCAAGCCACCAAGGCGTACAACGAGCAAGGCGCTGACTACTCCGCGTTGAAAGACCTGCTGCTTAAGACCCAGGAGCGCCTGGGAAGCTTGCAGTACTCTCCAGGCCCCAAGGAGCAGGCGCTACGGGTCATGAGCGCCATGGCGGGCGAGAAGCCCTCTCTCCAGGGGATGGCAGGAGTAGGGGCTGCTGCAGGCCAGGCAGCGGCTCAGAACCTACAGGAGCAACGCCAGGGGGAGCTGATGAAGCAGCAACTCATGGCGAAGTACGGCATCGATGCGGCCCAGGCCGGCATGATGGCGCATCAGCTGCAAGCCCAACTCGCCCAGAACATGATCCAACGCGGGCAGCAGCTCTCGGGCAATGCCTCCACCGCGATGAATGCAGCCCTCGGGCGCGATACCGCCATGCAGAGCGCTATCATGGCCGCGCAGAACAAGCCCGTACAGGTCAATGTCAATGGCCAGGCCACGCCGAACCAGGCGCTGATCAATGAGAAGGCCCAGGAGGCCGGAGCTGTCGCCAAGAGCAAACTGCAGGCCCAGTTGGAAGCGATGGATGCCTCGGGAGGCTTGGAGAAGCAGGCCGAGGCGATTGCGCACTATCAGATGCCCCCTCCCAGTGGCATGGTTGCCCGCTCTCCGATGGGCCTTGCCTTGAATGGCCGGGTGATGGAGATCAATCCGGACTACCAGGCCACGAAATATCCCACCATCCAGTCAGCCGCCAAGGAATGGTTCAGCGGGGCACAGAATAGCCCAGGGTCCAAGGTGCGCTCCATGAACGTTGCGATGTCGCACTTGGACACCCTGCGTGAGCTGTCGGATGCCTTGAACAATGGCGATATGAAGCGCGTGAACCAAGTCGGCCAGTGGTGGGCCGCTGAGACCGGCAATCCCGCCCCGACCAACTTCGATACCGCCAAGCAGATCGTTCAGGATGAGTTGATCAATGCGATCGTGGCCCGAAGCGGGGGCGTGACCGATCGTGTGGAGGCGGCCAAGCACGTCCCCAACATGAACAGCCCCGCCGTCATGAGTGGGGCCATCGATACCGAACAGAAGCTCCTGGCAGGCCAGCTGGGCGGCTTGAAACACCAGTACGAGTCAGCGGAACTGGACAAACACTACGGGCCCTTCGAGAAGCTCCTGATGTCCCAGGTGACTGACAACCCGATCACCAATAAGGTCCTGGGCGGCCAGCATGCCACCCCGCCTTTGACCAATGCCAAGGGCTGGGCGCTGCACAAGGATGCTAAAGGCAACATGGCCTATGTAGCCCCAGATGGAAAGAGCTTTGAGCCTGTGCGATGAGTGACTTTGATCTCACTTCTGCTCAGCCGGTGACCCAGGGGTTTGATCTCGCCTCAGCCCAGCCCGTGGGAGCTGCGCCCCAACAGCAGCCTCCGCAGCAGTCTCCTGGCTTTCTGCAACAGCTGCGCGATCTCGACCAGAAGTACTTAGGGGGCTATGGCCGGCAGGCTGTATTGGCCGCGCGTGCCGTTCCGGACGCCGCCAATCAGCTGGTTAACATCGTCCCCAACGGACTCATGGCAACGGCCAATCTGATGTTGCCAAACAAATACAAGCAACAGCTGCCTTCGGATTGGGTGAGCGGTTATATGGACAAGGTCTTGCCGCATCCGGAGACTCCGACAGAGCAGGCAACTCATGCAGTGGAATCCATGTTGGCCGGGGCCAAGATGCCGATCCCCGGTGGTTATGGGGATGTTTCCTTCAATCCGGCTGCGGCTCCAGGCGGAATGAATCGTGGGGATACGGCCAAAGCTCTCGCCAAGATCCAGGCGCGCCTTGAGAAGGACAATCGGCCTTGGTCAGCGGCCACTCAGGATGTGAAGGCGGCGAATGAGGAAGGTATCCCCATGCGTCTCACCGATGTGGGGCCCAACATCCGGGCTACAGGTGAGGTATTGGCCAATAAGCCAGGCGGGGCAGCCACGACGATCCAAGCCGATCGCTTGGGCACTCTCGCGGACACCAAGACGCGGGTCCCGCAGATGACGCGCGATGCGCTAGGGGCCAATTCCGATGCCGGTTTGTTTGGCGATGCTCTCGCCCAGGCCCGCAGCAGCAATGCCAAAGCCAACTACGAGGCGGTACGCAATGATCCTCAGCCGGTCATGGATGAGAAGATCTGGAATCTGCTGGAAGATCCGAACATCGCACGGGTCTATCAGGAAGCGAAGCAGATGAATGCCTCGGTCCGGTCACTGGACGCCCGGATGGGCAAGAGCACTCCGCCACTGGCGGATATCTATGCTCCATCACCATCGATCATGCCGCGCCCCGGGGCTCAAGGCGAGAACCTCCTGCCGCCGCCTCAAGGAGAGCCGCAATGGGTGCGTACCGGGACCGCTCCCGACGTGCGCAGCCTCGACTTCCTCCAGCGGGCTCTCAACACCAAGATCGGACAGCTCTATAACCGGGCTCAGTCAGGCCAGGGAGCCCAGGGTGGTGAAGGGGACCTCGCGGCTGCTCTCAAGAACGCCAAGAACGAGCTGGTAGATCGTCTGAAGGAGATCAGCCCTTCTTTCAAGAAGGCCTCCGAGACCTATGGGGATGACTCAGAGGTCATCGATGCAAACCAGTTCGGCAAGGGCACCGGCAAGGACAGCTTCTTCAACATGTCGCAAGGGCAGGCCCAAAAGTATGTTTCCGGCTTGTCAGAGTCAGCCAAGAATGCCCTGCGCCAGGGAGTGGCTGAGCGGCTCCTCACTCAATACCAGATGAGCGGTCGCAACACCAACATCGCTTCCGATATCCTGGGTGGCCCAGAAAAGCAGAAGCTCCTGCGCACGCTCTTCGACAACGATCAATCCAAGTTCGATACCTTCGTAAAGGGTCTGCAGCTGGAGAGCAAGATCTTTAGGAATAACCAGCAACTTCTGAGTGGCTCGCAGACCTTCCGCCGTCTGGAGGCGGCGCAGGATTTTGAGAATTCAACTCCGGAAGACATCGGCAAGATGGCCACCATCGCCTCCCAACTACGCCACAGTTGGACCGGCGCTGCCATCCACGGAATCATCCGCATGATGAGTGGCTCGATGTGGAATCAAGGTGTGGCCTCCCAGGCGGGGCGGATTCTTTCTTCTCCCGATCCGGAACAGGCCGCCCAGGCCCTACAGACTCTGGAGAATTCGTTAGCGAAAGCTCCTCGATACCAACGGGCTGGGGTGGCGGCGCTGAAGGGCACACAGGCAGCGCTAGCCCAAAAGTATGGGGTAGACCAAGGTGAGCAACCGTGAACAGCACGAATCTGGGTCCGCTGGTGAGTCCTCAACTGACTCGACTGAAGAGGAAGTATGCAGTGGGGGGCAAGGTGCAGAAGGTGATGCACGAGTACAAACATGGCGAACTGCACAGCGGGTCAAAGAAGGGCCCGATCGTCAAGGATCGCAAGCAGGCAATCGCCATCGCCTTGTCCGAGAAACGGCGACAGCTCGCTGGGAAATACGCATCTGGGGGACCAGCCAGCTCATGGTGGATGAGGCTCCAGAAGGAGATCTCGGCATTGGGGCCCCAAGCGAAGCCCCAAGGGAGTCCAGTGAGCCAACAGCAGCCCATGACCGGAGGGCTGCGATGATGGACCACATCCGCCACTGGCTCGCAGCAATTGGATTGACATTCACGGGGGCAGCAGCGATTGTGAGTTGGTTACCTGCGGTTGACATGATCCTGCGGATTGCGCTGTCCGTGGCGGGTCTGATTGTGGCTCGGGCGAGTTATCGCTATTACACGAGTAACACCAAGAAATGAGGCTGATCTGTCGCAAATGTTGGAAAGAGAAAGATATAGCGGCTTTTTTCCGGTTCAAACCGGAAGAGAACAAAGTAAGCCACGTTTGCATGAAATGTCATCATCAGGCAGGAGTGGCTAGTCGAAGGAAAACGCTGGAACGAAATAACCTACAAAGGCAAAGGCCATGAGTTACTTTGATGCCGCCTTCGCCATGGTCGTGGGGATCGAGGGCGGCTATGTCAACGATCCACAAGACCCCGGAGGCGAGACCAAGTACGGGATCTCCAAGCGACGCTACCCGAATGAGGACATCGCGAATCTCACCTTGGAGCGCGCGAAGTTTCTCTACCAGCGGGACTACTGGGCTACACATGGCTGTGAGAAGCTTCCCTGGACAGAGGCGCTCCTCGTGTTTGACAGCGCCATCAATGGAGGCAATCCCCAGCGATGGCTTCAGATGTATTCGGGCCTGCCTGCGCTGGAGTTCGCAGTCGGCTTCCAGGCCGAGCATATCCAATATCTGGCCAGCCTTCCGAACTGGGCCCACAATGCCAGAGGCTGGTCCAGGCGGCTCCTGAAGATCTTTAACCTCTCCTTGAAGGCACCCTCATGATCGAGACGATCAAGGCTTACTGGGCCGCTCACGGACAGAAAACTGTCGCCACCATCCTGGGGGCGCTCGCGGTCGTGGATCTCACCCCTTATGAACAGGATTTCAAGGATCTCCTGCCTTGGCCACACTGGCATGCGGTCCTGCGCCTCGTCGGGGCGGCGGCGATCTTTTGGCGTGCCACCCAGAAGTGAGGGATAGAGTATGATCGCATGGCTTATCGGGAAGACCGGCATCCCGGGGTGGATCTTGGAGGCGATCATGATCGGTCTGGTGGCCCTTGCGGTGCATCTGTGGGAGCATCACCTGATCGATGAGGGAGTCAGCGAGCAGCAGCATCGCGATGATCAGGCCCTCCAGCAGCTGAAGGACGCGGCCACGCAGGTGACCGAGCAATTGAAGCAGCGGGCGGAGGCAGCGGAAGCGGCTTATGCGAAAGAACGTGCAGACAGCATCGCTTATCAAGGCCAGCATCCTATTACCACTGCTCGCGAGCTGTGCCACGACACACACGATGGGAGCGCCGATCTGCCCGAGGCCCACCCCGCCCAGCCCGGAGATGCGACTCCCGGCACCCCCGCCCAACCTCTTCAGTCAGTGCCTGCGGGAGATCCTACAGTCTCCCTCGATCGACTCGCAATGCTCCAAGCTCTTGGAGCGAGCGCCGACCAAGTGAGTAGCCAACTTCGCGAATATCAGAGGCATTACCCATGACATCAGTGATCATCTTCGTGATCGGCTTCGCGGCCGGGTGGCTTGCGGATCAGAAGCTGGCCGGCAAATTGGCCGACATCGAAAGGAGCCTCA